TCACTAGCGTTTATGTATTTAGCGGATAGCCAGTCATGTATGTCTTTTGGTGTAATACCAATAACCAACTTAGATATTATTTCATCTTTGTCGGGATGTTCTAAAATCTTCTTTAGGGCGTTTTTGTTCATTATTTGTTACCATAATCAACTACCCGCTCCAAGTCTGCCTTCGCGAGTATCGAATAAGGTATACCCTGGCAAATTCATACCTTGAGTCTGCCCCGAAACGTCACCACCTGGGACCTTAGTTCCGTCTTCCATAGTAAACCCAGTCTCAAAATTATAAACTTTCTTATCTAATTCACACTGCCAAACATGCTCGCCAATACGAGCTATTTGAGTGCCGGGATGGTCAGGGCAATATCTTGTGCTTAAAGGAGCTTCTAATATTCTCTTCTCCTTCATTATATTGCTTTGTTCGATAGCCTTCTCAGAATCAGCAATCTTATTGGCATCGGATAGTTTTTTGTTTATAGACTCATACTTTTTTTTTAATTCTTCAATCCTACTATCTTCCAAATCTTTACGAGATGATAAAGCATTAGGAGGAGCCGCAATAGTAAGAAGAAGTTCATCAATAACTGCTGCTTGTTTCATCAAACCTTCATCACCAGATGAATCAAAAGCATCAGCAATTCTTCCCAAATCCTCAATTGCCTCAGGAGTTAATTTAGATGGAGCATGAGGCTCAAGATCTTCAACTGTTTCAGCTGTAATTCTAAGCAAATCAGCAGCCTCGACACACGAGTTTGCTACTATCTCTAAGCAATCTTCATCATATTCAGCAAGAAGAATAGCCTCATTATCTGGGCTCTCAAGCCAAGATGCAATCGCATTTAACATTTCTGATATTCTCATGTGTCCCTCTAATCACTCTTCTTCCTCGTCAAACTCATCTTCAAAAGTAAACTTCGGTGGTGTTGGTGGCTTTAGTGGTCTTGGCATAATATCCACTGGTCTTAGCGTTCTAGAAACTGCATCTAGGACATCCTGATTGAAATATGTTGCCTTAGCAACCCTTGGTGCTCTTAAAAATCCTCTAACAAATTTCGTTAAAATAGGTATAAGAGTTGGATCCGTATATAGTTTATCCCAATTATCTTTACTTATACCATGTCTACGTGCGACATCATATTGGAAAAATAGATTTATTTCTTCTCTTGATAATCTTGTTGGACCAAAGTCAACTGAGCTTCCAAGACCAGTATCTGCTAAATCTTTCTGTAAAGAATCTGACTCCTCGTAAGGCAATGATGCTATTGCTAAATTCTTAGCCTCATCCAATCTTTTAGAAATCGACTCTAATCTAGCTCTAACCCCTCTATATAGAGAATATCTGTCTTGTTCAGCAATCCTGCGCTTCATAACCTGGTTCTCAAGATATGAATCTATAGCTTGAACTTTCTTTACATCTGCAATATGTAATAGAATATCATTTACAGCTTCTGAAAAATCCTTTGCATCAAAATCATCTATATTCTCTTCTACATATGCCATATCTCCAAATAACTTATTAATAAATGGTTCATCCATTCTCTTAAGCCTTTGTAAGGCATCCATCTCTGTAGTAGAAAGATCATCACGAACAAAAAAGTTCTTATAACATTCTAAGAAAATATCTTTTGCATCTTCTAACTTCTCACGATCATCTGCAAAGATAGAGATAGAATACTTTCCTTCAAAAAGCTGTGCTAACCTAAATATTCTAGACATATTAACTCTCTTAGCCAAAAATCTTTGCATTCATAAAAGATGCACCCTCATAACTCTCACTCATACCTTTTCTATACAAAGGTCTGCAATTTCCTTCAGAGTCTTGATACACCTTGTTAATTGGAAGTCCGGTATGACCGCAAATAGGATATTTGCTGGTACCATTCTTAATTTGCATTGTACATTCGCAATTGCAAGAAGCTTCTGCTTTCTTTTGCCCCAAACCATTTAGATATGCTTGGAATCCCATTGCATAAGCTTTCTCATCACCAATAGATGCTAGAACATTAAGAGCCTCTTCTGCTTGTTCCCTCTTACCTTCTGCCAATGAAATTCTGACTGCTTCTACAAGCTCACTTGCTTTCATCAATCCAAATTGAGATGCTGCTGCCGCTGCACTTAAATCGGACTGTTCAGTCAAATACAAATTATCAACACTGTTCTTATCAAATGAAGAAATAGATCCATTACATATAAAAACGGTAGGTTTATTTACAACACCAGCAGTTATATTTACTGGTACCTTAAATGCCACTCTTCCAGAATCTAATGATACACTATAAAACACAGTGTTTTCATTATAATTAGTAAGAGCAACTTGAGGGTTCCTGTGCCCCATACTTACTAAATCTCTAACTATATTATCACGAGCAATATTTATTTTATCAGTACCAAATTTAAAAGCTGCTGTACCAACTGTACTATTAAATTGCTTTTCAAAAGAATCAAACTCGCCAAGTCTTGGCAATTCAACATCAGTTTTTGCTTCAGCAACTAATTCTTGACCAATAATCTGGTTTTGATAAAATTCACCACTAGATTTTCTTGAAGCATTTACCTTAAGTAAAGCCATCTCTGCATCGCTAATTTCTCTATGCTCTGACGCTGCCTTAGTCAAAACTCCAAGAATTTGTGACCCACTAACTTTACTCTTATTTCCAGCATTTAATGTAACATAATTTTTAATATTAGTGTTATTCAAATCAACTGGTCCAGAATTTCCCATGAAAACACTTGCTTCACAAAGTTTATTATCAATGATTTCCACTGGTACATATAAGCTAGTAATACCTTTTGGAGTCTCATAATCTGCTTTTAGCACTAAAAACTTATCACTACCATCACTAACATACAATGAAGTAGGTTTCAAGCCCCATAAATCAAGTGTAGTAGCAACAGAATAAATAGCTTTATCTGCCAATTTTTGGGAGAACATTTTTAATGGAGCATTAGCATCAAATACACTACCAAGTGCATTAGCTAATGCTTGATCACCAAATTCATATGGGTCTAGTTCTCTAACGGAATCATCTCTATTAGTTGAAGGTAACTCCGGAACAGATACACTTCCCAATTCCTCATCGAATAACTCGGCAAATTTAGTGCTGTTAGAATATAAATCATGGTACAAAGATTTTAATGCACCTCTAGTAATAAACAAATTGTTATTAGAAGCCATCTTTTCTATAACCAATGACATAGCTCCTAGTGTCTGGTCATGAGGATAGGCTTCAAGGCAGCGCGCTATCTTCTTTGCTAGAACTGGAGTGGCAATTTTATGATTATCATTAATTTTCTTTGCCAAAGAACCAATTAACTGTTGCATTTTATCAAGGCTCATATGAATCCCTATTCTCCAAAAAAAAATTCAAACTAACTCTGGGTATTTCTTTAATACCTCTTTTTTAGCTGATTTTTCAAGCTCATTCAATAAAGCTTTAACCAACTTCTTGTTTTCTGCCAATTTCTTAGGTAGATATTTCTCTGCCTGTGGGAGTTCAGTAGGAGGGATACCAATATTTGCTGATGCAATTCTTACAATTGGGTCTCCTTTGTATGAAACTAACAAAGCACTAGCTACTTTGCTAACCTGTACTGACCAATCACTAGCTACCTTTTCTTCTGGCTCTTGCTGATAAATCGCAACGATATAATCACCATCGTCAGCACTTTGAATCTGCCACAAGTTTGCACCTTCATCGTCATCTTTAAATCTTACAACATCAAATGCAACTCTTTCGATTCTATCCTTAACATCTTCAAGACGATATGCCTTTTTTACAATGGCAGTCTCTAACTCCGAGTAATTTATCTCAAATTTTGACATCATGTCTCCCATATAAACAGAATGTACCCTACTATACATAAAAGATTATTGATAACCATTATGCCTTATTAATAGTTTCCGTACATCTTAATTTCTAAATATTAATCAGTTAATCTTTTTTCTCTCCTATATTCGTTATAGCAACCTTTACACCAACTCGCTAATTCCCCATCTGTTCGCTTATTAAATAATTCAAAATCTTTAACTTCTCCACATTTAGAACACTTCTTCTTATTGTCATCTAATAATAATGTTTTTTCTAAAGTTCCTCTTTTTTTCTTTTTTGCTAAATTTAAACAATCTCTACAAGATGATGATAATCCGTATCTTGCCTTTTTCTGACTATAAAAATTATCAAATTCCTTTATATCATGACATACACTACACTCTTTTTTCTTCTCTTCTTCACTATAATATAGTTGCCACTTTCGTTTTCCATTAACAATTTTCCAAGATTTACCTTTACAATACAAATTTGTTTTACCACGAAATGCCGCACCAATTTTCTCTTTAGCCTTATCAGTATGACAATAACCTAAAGCGTTTTGTTTTCCTAAACAATTAGTATTACCTTTATTTATTTCCGATAACTTTTTTCTTGTATCTTTAGATACATCTCTTCCAATCATAGCTAATGAAATTTTTTCTCTTGTTTCATCAGAAATTATTTTACCAATATTAGCTTTAGATAATTTTTCTTTTGTTTCATCAGATACAGAATGCCCCATAAGAGATTGTGATACTTTCTTCTTCCATTCTTCTGTTTTAGGTGCAGTTTCTCCACCAAGTGAAATATTATAACCCTTTCCACCAGAAACTAAACAATCATATTGTTTAATTAATTCTTCTTCTATAAAATTAACATCATCATAACCTCTACAGGTAGCGATTATCTCAAATTTAAAATTATCTTCCCCATGTTTAGCTATAGCATAAGATATTATCTGACCTGATTTTCCACTCCTAGCAGCCCTCTTATGCTCATACCAACGCCTAATATAATCAATTGTTTGCCCTATGTAGATTTTTCCATTAATTTTGTTAGTAATTCTATACAAATAGTGATACTTTGTTCCCTCTGTCATAATAACCTCCAAAACAGTATATATCACTAGTAAGATAGTTTTTCACCACTGCTCTTCTCTTAGGTCCTGCATCTTTTGCAAAATCTCTTTGATACGATCATCATTATCAATAATTTTTCTAATTTTCTTTCTTGCTCCACCATAGACTTTCTTTCCATTCTTATAGTCTACATTTCCATTTAGAGATTTTGTAATAGAGCTTTGGTTAACATCTAAAATTTTAGCAATTTCCATTTGTGTATAACCATCTGCATATAATCTAATTACTTCTCTTTGTCTGGGAGTTAAAAGAGTATCAACAATACGCCAAAACTCTTCTTTTAATTGGTCTTCTAGTTCCAAAACATCCTCATTATAGCCAAAGGGATTTAGTCTGTTATGTATTCCATCTTCATTACAAAATGATTCCATCATATCATTAGAACAAACTGTCTCAACCAAAATCCACTGATATTTATCTGATCTATTTTTTCTTCTATCCATATCAACTCCACAACTCAAAAATAATATATCAAAGACTGAAATTTCATGCCTTTATTGTTAATGAAAGATCATCTAATGTATTTTCTTTAAAAAAGTCATCAATATCCTTGTACGACTCCGGTAGATAAAAGTTCTTAATATTAGCAAATCTACCAAATTTGCTTAAAATACTTTGTCTTCCTTTTTCTCCTGCTTCGTCATTATCAAGAAGTAAAAAGATATTATTAGTGTATCTGTTTATAACAGAAAATTGATATGCACTCATACTTGCACTGCCAAGGGCTACAACATTATTAAAACCACATTCTATAGATTTAATAACATCAATTTGACCTTCTACAATATAAACACAATTTTGTCTAACTATTTCTTTCTTTGCTTCAAATAGACCAAATAAATAATTGCCTTTCTTGAAGACAGTATTTTTATATTTAGAGATACTCTTTTTATTTCTATCTTCGTCTGATAATAAGGTTCTTCCTACAATAGCAACAATTCTTCCATAAGCATCTCTGAACGGCATAACTAATGGATAATTATCAAAATATGAATATTTGTATTCTCTTGGAGACAAACTATCACTTATTACTTTTTTATAGAAAAGTTTGTGTTCTGTAAGATATTCTTCATCAACCAAAGAAGTTAAAGCAACTATTTCATCAATTGTTGGAAAATAACCAAACTTAAATGATTCTTGGCTTTCATAATTCAATCTACAATCAATGTAATCCCTACAATCTTGAGCTGCTGGATAATTTTTCAATAGATATCTACAAGATTCGATAACATTTTCATACATTAAACATCCTTATTAACTGTCTTTAATTGCTCTTTAAGCATGTTTTTAAAAATATCACTTAAATGTTTTAATGGTTTGCCACAAATACCACAAACAATATCATTATTAACATTTTTAGGTCTTGACTCAAGACCACATTCATTACATTTAGTAGCAAATGAAATTTTAGGTCTCTCTCTATATTGACCAATCGATTTCATCTGCACTTTAGCAAAATATGTCAATCCAAGTATTTCTTGATGACACTCAGAACAATAGACTTTCTCAGTCTCTTTGTCCATATAAGGGGCTTGAATTTTTCTACAACTCTTATTTGTACATTGGGTTGAAAATGGCATCATTTATCCTTTTCTAAAATCTGTATAATATCATCTATATCAGATGGATAATCTACATCTAGAATGACTCTATGAGCACCAACTTTTGCTACTCCTAAGTTAGGAATAACAATATTATCTTTGTGCTTAGATTTTGGTTTAATATCTATATCTCTAACTCCATCAACTGTTTTAACCTTTTTCTTTGTGCCTTTAAGAGCCTCTAATAGAGAAACATTAAGATGACTAACAACATCTCTACCTTCTATAGATAGACCTTCTTCTGGAAGAACTGAAACCACAACATGAACATCTGATGCTTGATCCATACCCATCATTTTTCCTGCATAATTCCCCATTCCCTGAAGTCTCAACACATTACCATTAATAATTCCTGCAGGAATTGTTATTTCTAAAGAGGTTGTTCCACTTTTATAACCATTACCACTGCAAGAAGAACAAACTTCATTTTTAACAGATCCTAAACATTGTGGACATGTTTGTGATATCATCATGTTACCACGTATAGAATTTATCATTCCAATACCGCCACACTTAACACAACCGTTATTAAGGCGAACAGATCCATTTCCATTACAACTGTCACACTTAATCTTGCGTTTAAACATTATGTTTTTCTTTGATCCCCAAACTGATTCTTTAAAAGAAATTGTGATGTCCTTTTGAATATGCTCGATTCTAATATGATACTTCTGAGCGAACGGATCACCTCCAAACCCAAAACCATCCCATGAAGGACCGCCACTTTTAAAGCCCTGAAAATCAGGCTCATCCCCCTTCCCGCTCTTTATATAATCATAAGCCTCATTTAATCTTTTAAACTTAGCCTCTGCATCTGGGTCCTCACTAACATCAGGGTGATATTTTTTACTTAGACTTCTAAACTTTTTCTTAGCCTCATCAGGACCATCACTTGGTGATAACCCAAGAACTTCACGAGCCTCTTCAAGATTCACTTTTTCACCTTACTTGCTTTCTTTTTAATTTTACCAGATAATATAAAAGATTTATACAACGAAACAGCTATGCCGTCCGCCTCATCATAATTTTCGATCTTTTTTGCCCCTTTTTTGTTGAGCTCATAGGGGAATGTAATCCCTAAATGTTGCGCGACAAGATCCGGCATATCTTCTTTTTTTGGCAGATTTTTATTTATTTTCAATCCATGCCTTATTGTCATTACATTATGAAGAGTAGGTGATTTTCCTAAAAAATCTCTCGCCAATAAACAAATCATCCTATTAAATGTTGTTAGCATTATAATTGTCTGAGCAGTACTCTTTCCTTTCATAAATTGAACAATATCTTCTATTGCAATTTCATCAGGATTACATGCGCTCATTATATCTAATATTTTTTCTCTAGTCTTATAGATCCTATCTATCAAATCTCCTGTTTTAGGCGGTTTGAAATAACCGGAGTTAATATATGATACCTTATCATCTTCTACTAAAAGAAGACCCCAACCTATGCAAGTAGAGCTTACATCGAAACCAAGTACTTTTGCCATGTAATGACATATAACAAAAAGGGGAGTCAATTGACTCCCCTTTTGATTTAAACTAGATTACAATTATTTGGAATCATAATCTGGGAAAGCTTCATCGTCATCATCAGACATATCTACCTTTGATGGAGCTGGTGCTGCAGTAGGTGCGCTTTTGCCTCCGATCTCAACACCATTGATTTTATCAATACGCTTTTGAACGTTCTCAGGTGTTAATGGGCTGACTCTACGCTTAAGATCATCAAAATCAACTGTATCTTTAATCTGTTGATCAGATGCAGAAAGAGGCTCCTTCGAAATAGGTTGTACTGAATAATATCCAGTAGGTCCGCCTTGTTTATCGACAACAATGTCAATATCATATTTAGTAGGATCTCCCCAACGTTGGGTATTCCGAGCAAGTTTTCTAATTTGAGAAAATACTGCATAAGAAATATCCAAAATCTTATATGTGTTCGTCTTGCGACTAATTACACCAAGCAACCAACGTGGCTTTGGCTTATCTCCACTTGCGCAAAGTGGACAACTACCATGAATGGCAGAACAAGAAACCTTTTGTCCCCAACCACTATCTCCTTCTTTCTTATACTTATGAACAAGATATTGGAAAGGTTGAGTAACAAGTCTCATCTCATTAGATCCTTCATCTAATCTCATGAATAAGTCTTTAGAGTTCTTATTTCCACCGCCTCCGCCTGGGTATACATCATCATTCCATGAAACTTCACCAAATACTGTAGTCATTTTTTTATTCTCCTGTTATTCTATCGTACATTAAGTACATTTTTCAACAATCTATGCTATGATATCCTTCACTTAACGTGTTGCAAACCTTACATAGCGTGTTCGTGCGTGATCCTTTGTTCTTCCGAATCTCACACTAACTCCTCGGCAACGAAGCCTATTAACAACTCTATTCAAAACAACTCTCAATGCACTTGGAGAGCCTGGTAAAGTTGTTCCTTGATTCAAGGTCTCATCTAATGTAGACATTAAATCTGTCATAGTTCCTGTCCATTCTTCATGATTATCCATTACAGACATAACACCATTTACGATAGTATCATCAACTGATACCTTTTGCGATCTCTTTGCTGTCTTTCTTGTTGTTGCCATTTTATACCTTTTTTTTCTTTCAACTTAGCGTCTTATTTCGCTTTAAAAACTAAATTCCTGACACTGCAAATTCTATGCCACGGAAACATCATCTCCAAAAATAACTCCTTTGGCGTGCTTGTCAATATGGTGTCAAAGTTTTTCAATAACTCTTCCTCACTAGCGGAAGAATCAATGAAAATTCCCTTAACCTCGACAAATCCATTTAATAATGATGGCTTATCTAGGGAAATAAAAAATCTTGATTCTTTAGTCCTCCTATCAACCTTCAATTCTAACAAATAATAAGGTTTCCTTATTTTTGGGGCACCAAACGGCACGGCTGTCATTCCAACTGCAATATCAGACATATCTTATTCCTTACTTTCTTCAACATCAGTTACATCAGATAATACTTCAGCAGTTCTCTTGTCCTGATCTTCTCTTGTTTTCCTTAATTTTTCAAGCCTTGCTTCATTAATTTTTTGCTCTAGTTCTCTCATAAAACCATGATCCTCTTCAACTGCTTTACAGAATTTTGGAAAACCTACCCACTTTTGACCGTTGTATTCGTGACTGACTGATGAGGTTTTTAAAACAATATCATATTCAATAGCCAAATTAGCTACTTCTTCATATCTATCTATAACACCCAGACCAAAATCAACTTTGAATTCACACTTCCTTGGCCAAGGTCCAAACTTCGATTTTTCTATCGTAGCTCTTACTGCATGACCAATCTTATTATCCTTTTCATCAACAATCATAGCGTCTTTTCTCTGAATTGCTTCAAAATACACGTTTGCACTAAGAAAATGGGCATATGTATTTCCACCAGAGAAAGTATGGTCACTTCCATACATATCCATAGAGTCTTTCTTATGGTTGATAATAATAAATGGAATTTTCGCTTTATTGACCTCTAATGATAACTTCCTAAAAGTAGTAGTTAAAAACCTTGCTAATAGAGACATATTCATCTTACCAACAGCTGAAGTATCCTCACCTGGAGGAATAATTGAACCTAGTGAATCTAACACTATCATATTAACATTATAATCACCACTTACTATATTATCAAGAAAACCTTCTTTGGATTTACCCTTGAGGATATGCTTTGAGTCCTCTTTTGGAACACCAAGAAGCATTTCGAAACATTTTCTGCCATTTACAGCTAAATCACCATATATATGAATAATTCTAGATGGGTCTGCTCCTAATTTTCTTGCCCAATTGGCATCAAAAGTTTGCTCTGAATCTATAAACATTTGCTGAGATGTTGGGTCTAACTTCTGAGCCTCGGCAATAGCTATCATTGCCATCATCGTTTTGCCAGAATTATGAGTAACAGTAAAATCATCTAATAGATACCTACCATTATCACTCAAAGTAAATCCATAAAAATTATCATCACCAATATATTCTACAGAAAATCCAGTATGTAATACATTTTTTACTTGTTTTCTTTTATCACATTTTTTTCTTGGTATTTTAGTAGGTATAATAGATGTGTCACCACTAATACTAACCCTATAATAAATATCGCTATGACCATTATACGCTGATTTAACAGTTTCTTTTATATAAGCTGCCAAACCAACACTTTTTGAAATATAAACGACATCCTCAGATAATTGTTTAGATTTAGATATAAAATCAATACAATTAGAATTAACACTACCATCAGTATCAATAAGACCTGCAAGAACTTTCAATCTATTTTCAATAGAGCATGTTTTATACTCATAAGGTATGAACTTATGACCACTAGTAATATTTATATTCATATTTTTAAGTATAGAAAAAATATGATTCTCTTTAAATCTCTCTCCCGATGCTCTATATGTTTTAGATTTTCCAGATGTAGAAGCTTCAACTAATCTAAGTTTTGATTTTAATGTAAATTCAGAAAATGCTTCTAATATTTCCGGATCAGCAGTAGTTAATTCAACAGATCTATTTATTGATCCATCCCCTAACAATATACCTAATATATAAGGATCTATTAGAAGTTCATTTACTACAGGATAATTCAAATCATAACAAGACCAAAACGTATCTACCTTTTGTCTCTTTAATTTGTGCGCCACTTTTTTATACTTCTTCCACTTTAGCCATTCTTTAACTGAAACATCAATCAATTCAAATTTTGAATTTGCATTCCAATTATCAATCATATCATTATTTCTAATCAATGTTAAAATATGATCTTCATTTACAACAAATGACTTACCTTTTTTAGGAGTAATCTTGTACATTTTACCATACCCACGAATTAATTTTAATACTTTTCGCGGAGTACTATCATCACCCATTAAAGAATCTCCAACAATAACATCTTCTACATTTTTAAATGTACCATTAGATAACAAAAGTTTTTGACCTTTAGCATGACACCCAGATGGTCCATAATACTGTATCAATCTTCCTTTTGGCAAACCACCAGAAGACAAAGCATTATCCAGAGCCAACGATCCTGTCGAAATAACTTCCATTGGTTTTCCAATAATTTCATGCGCCATTCTATAATCTAACTGCTCTTCTGAGTCAGCAAAACTTTTAAAAAAGGCATCTAAAGTCTTTTTTGCCATATTACCCGCCTATGTTGTTCAATTATTTAAGCAACATTCTGTTCACTCATATCCCTCTGGAACCTTCTCTGTTGCCATGCCTGAACTATATCCGAGGATCGTTTTCCTTAAGCCTGACGCAATTTCTTTGTTTGCCTTTAAAAGATTTTCTTTAGATGATAAAGGACGCAAATTACACAAATTCCAACATTTTTTAAAATTCTCATCATCCATAGATGTATATGGTAATTTACTTTGCGGAATAATATGATCAATTTGCCAAGTCCAAGTCGATTGGTCATCATCATCCCATTCAGAAATATGATACGCACCATAATTATCCCAATTCATCCAATTTTCAAATAATCCTTCTAAATGTTTTTTCAATTCACCTATTGTGTAAGGTAAAAATCTTACAACAGAATTATTACCTTTACTTGAGCCATTTTTATTCATATAATACCAAACACTATATGATATGCTTTTTCTAAGCCTATATTGAGGATCTTTAAGTCTTCTAGATTTTTTATAAACAGCTAACCTTTTATTAATATTATCTCTATTCTTTTCTCTATATTTTTTATCATAATCTGCTTTCTTTTTCTTATTTTCTTCTTGATAATTTTTATCATACTCTTTCTTTTTATCTAAATTCATAGAATACCATTCTTTAGATTTACTTATAAGTTCACTACTATGATTAAGATAATATTTTTTATTATACTCACGATAATATTTTTTATTACACTCTATGCATGTATAAAAAATAAAATATGAACCATCTTTTTGTTTTTTCTTAACAAAAAGATTTATGTCCTTTTTATCTCCACATTTTTTACAAACTCTAATCATTCATATCCTTCAGGAATCTTCTCTTTATTTTGAATAGGACCATAACCCAAAATAGTTTTTCTTAAACCATTAGCTATATCTTTATAATGATGATGACTTCTTATTAGTATATCATACTTTTTGTCAAGCATAACTTTTCCGCCCTTTGCCCTTGCAAGTTTTATCTGCAATTCTTCTACTTCTTCTGAAGACTCACCTGCCCATTTTTTCATCTCTGTCGTAGTTCTACCATCTGCAGCTTTATATTCTAGAGCTACTTTATTCTTAACTCTATTTACTTGCGACTCCAAATATGCTACCGTTTTAACTAGCCGACTTAAAAACTCACTTAATATATCAGCCCCTCTTAAAGCCTTTTGTTGTAACATTTCAGCATGAGATAAATCAGTCGCATCTTCAGTCTGTAATGAACTTAATACTTCATGGATCTCTGTCATATCAAAATCCAAGAAATCTTCTTCTAACTTATCTCCGATAAGATCCCTTAACTTTACTTCAGTCATAATTATCTTCCTTAACTAATAATGTAATAATCTAAACTTTTTCTCGACAAACTAATTTATTTATGTTTATCAAGAACGTCGTCAATTTCTTTGATTTTTCCCTTAATTTTATCAGTCATTTGACGACAAACATCATCAACTCTTGCGTACATAATCCTTAAATGTTGATGTTGAAAAACTGACATTAAGAACAAAAAAACCTCGAAACTTGTTTGTCTTTTTGATGGTGGCTTCAAGAAAATGATAATTCCATTCTCATCTGTCTCAAATAAATCAATAAATAAATCTTCACCTTTATTTGTTTGAGTAGTATAAGAAGAAACTATCTTCCTATACATATTCCATTCATCAGCTGTTAAATCTATTTTTTTATTGTCTATAATCTTAATTGGCATTTAATTTCACCCGCGAGAAAATGCGCCCTTCGAACCAGATTTAAAATTTCGTCTTGACTCTGCCTGACGCTCCTGCATTTCCTGTAATTTTAATAAATCCTTAGCATTGTTAGAACTTCCACCTGCCTTAGCGCGGTTAGCCATCTCAAGGACAAAGTCTGGCACATCATCGTCGTCAGAAGAATTTAATGCCGAAGATATCATTGGTTCTTCAGACATTAAACTTGACATCTCTGCCACAGCTTCGGGGTCAACCCCCTCAAGCATATCAGCAGTAATTATACCACTTCCATCTCCAGTTATAGAGGACGTCCCTGCCTTTTTAATTTGTCTCGCCAAATTCTTAAGATGTTGAGTCTTCTCTGCTGCAGAGTTAAAACCATCGATGTTAGGTTTGACTGCTTCGGCTCTTTTAAAAAAGTCATTAGTAGTTTCATCATCTTGCATCTGTTCTGAAACCACTTCCTCCTCCCCTCTTTCAGTCTTAACTTTAACAATCTTTCTAGAAATTGGTTCTTTCTTTGCTGCCTTTAGTAACTCAGGATCTACATATTTAATTAAATCTGCAGAATCAGTTTTTATGTAATTAAAATTAGCTAACATCCAATCATCAAGATGTTTTGTATGACCAACTTTTTCAACAAGATTAATCTTTGATCCAATAACTTGCAAAATTTCTTTAAGCTGGATATCCATAATATCATTTCCACAAAATGGACACACATTAGTATCTATTGCATGAGACCATTTTGGATTAATTTCTGACTTACAAGACATGCATTCCATATTAAATCCCTCTTATATAAGATATATCATTTAGACTGTACTGCCTTAACTAAATTTTTTCTAACTTTAGCTCTGCCCTTAGCTGTAGATGTCTTTTTTCCTGAAGCATTTACTATTTTTTTAGTTGCCTTCTTTACAGCTTTTCTAGTAGGACTTTTATCAACACATTCTTTACATTCACACACATGATCATTTAGCCCAGATATATTGGTAGCTTTTATAAAATCATCTTTAGAAATAGATGCATCTTTTAATCTGGAATGGATTAAATCCATATATGATGGTATAGTATACTCATCCTTTATCTTTCTATCAAAACTTTGACTAAGATATTGTCTAGCTTCTTTCCAAGGATCTTGCAAATCAACATCTCTTATAATAGCTACATGCTTCATCATATGATCTAAAGAATAAATCATAGTTTTTATTGCAACATCAAGAAACTTATTATAATTCTCAAATAAAGAAGGTCTTTTTAATAAGAAAAATTTCATACGATTTGATAACTTCATTTTTCTTCCTCATCTTTTCGTGGTCTTCCTCTGCCTCGTTTTTTTGACTTCAAAGATAACCTTTTAGAATTAGCTAAGTTTCTGGCACCTTCTACTTCTTTTTCAGTCAATGTGAAATCCATTGCAACATTTGTTGGGATTATACTATTACTTAAAGAAAATGTTTCATTTTCCGAAAAACATATCGAAGAAGATATATCAGGCGAGGTCAACGAACTACTGGTGATGGTAGAGTTTGCATAATTTTGTGGAGTTGTTTCTGTTCTTTTAAATACACCAGTAGTCGTTGAGCCAGTGCCTGACATAGGTCCAGATTTTAAAGCAATTGATAAATCATCAAATAATTGCTTATCAATCGGAACCGAAACGCCATTTACAGGTTCAGTCTTAACCAAAGCACAATTTATATCAGCCAAACCATCAATCAAATCCTGAGCAGATAGATTTTCATCACTATCTATTAGTTTATCTAAATCTCTTGGATCATTAGGAATGTACATTTGTGCTTTAGGTTTTTCACCCTTATTAATCATCTTACTATATCTTTCCATAACTTGAGATGATGGTGGCTTTAATCTTGAATACTTAGGCTTAGTTTCACTTGAAATAAAATTCAATGAGAAAGTAGATATAACCCATGCCGCAAAATCTTCCACAGATGCATCATTCTTACTATACTCAACTGTCTTTCTTAAAAACAATGAAATAACATCAGTACTATCAGAACCACTAAAATCAATACTTGGAGACATTTCTGAACCTTCTTCATCTTCTACAATGATTGTGCCGGATTCAGTTTGATATGCCTTGACAGGTAGTTTATTATCTTTAAACCACCTATACGCAGTTAAATACGCTATTCCCTGTTTCCTTGCCCAATCTGATAACTTCATGATCAATATTCTCCATTATGCATATACAAACGATATCATTTATATCATTTTAGCAATAAAAATTAAATAAAATTTCACTGCATTATAGTTTCATATCTTCTATATCAAAACTCTTCGTATTCGTCATCTAAATCTATTAAACCTTGATCGTACAAATTATCTTCAATTTTTTCGTTTATACGATTAAGTAATTCGGCGATAGCGTTTATTCCCTTTGGTTTTCCGAACCCCTTTTCATCACTATTTATTTTTGTTCTTTTTAAAACAACTTTTTTAGCTTTTAAATCTGCTGGCACGGATGGAGGAGGACAAGCATTATATAACTGATCTAATATTAGACCAACCTCATCATTATAGTAATTTACATTTGCTCTAAAATATAAGGCTACCCCTGGAGCAAACTCTAACGTTTTCTTAACTTGCTTTAGTCTCTCATGAACAATCTTCCATCTATCTGGAAATACCGTGCATGAAATCTGATCTCCATATTTATCTTCAATTGTTACCTTAGCCATAGCCTGTCCATAATATTTACTTGTTTCTTTTTTAACTTTAAATTCAAAGAAATCAATAACTATGCCTTTGAAATATGGAATTGTATCTCTATCTTTTGCTTTCTTTACATGTGAAATATCATGATGTTCTCCATCAAAAAATGACCCATAAGCTTTATATGGTTTACAAACAAAACCCTCTCCAAGGTAATAAGTTTCTAAAGCATAAATTTCTTGCTCACTCCATTCACCTTCACTTGGCCAAGGATACTTAAATTCTTCAAAATCAGGGTTGTGTTTCTTTTTCCATACCTGAAGCTTTTTTCTATAATCAGAACAATACAAAAATAGAAGCTTCCTAGGTATACCAAAATCATCAAAAGCCCCGCATGCCGCAAGAGCTTGTATATTATTGGCTCTAACCCTCTTTGAGTCTACTCTTACCATAAAATCAAAAAAGCTCTTAAATGGTCTTTTTGAAACAATATCTTTTATAGCTTCCTCACCTACAAATTTCAATGCATCCAATCCAGTTACTAACCTATTACCTCCAACCAACTTATATGTCAAGTCAGATCTGTTAATATCTGGAGGCATAATTCTGACGCCACGCTGACGCAATTCTTTCTTTATCTTCTCAATATTATTCTTAGAATCTTGAGCATTAGAATTAACTTCATCCATAAGATTAGCTTGCAAAAACTCTATAGGAAAATGAGCTTTAAGATAAGCAGTCTGATATCCAATCATAGAATATAGAGTTGCGTGAGAATTAGAAGTTAACATACCATTAAACATATAAAATTGATGGTCTGGATGGTCTACTTCCAAATCACAAGTCATTCCGTGACCGACAAATTTAATTGATTTAATGTTTCCCATACGCCTCACCTATTTTATAAATACCTGGAGTTTTATTATTCAAAATCTCAATAATTCTATCTAAACACTCTTGCTTAAAATATGATTTTTCTATTTTGTTTTTATCTATATATTGATCATATGATACTCGTATAAGAGTCCAATTATGATTAGATATATGCTGCTCAATTTCTCCATCTTTTTTTTGTATAATCTTCAACAAATCATAACCACGTTTTGGCTCAAAATGTAAAATTCCATCAAACTCTATATAAAACCTGTTCTTTTTGTCACCCATATCAATTTGTTTCTTTTTAGATTTTGTAGATATAATCTCAGAGTGAATAAATTGGTTTCTTTTAAAAGAAAACCCATCAATACTATTTACAAACTCAAATAATTTTTTCTCGGGCTTGCTTTGAAAAGTTGCAATCATCTTTTTTATGCACTTCTCATAAAAATCATCTGGATTATCTTTTCTCCATTGCGCAAGTTTCTTTGATCTAGCTTCTAGTATCTCTGGTCTGACAGAAGTTTTTCTTGCAGTATCACTTACTATTTTTTGAAATTTTGGATCTGACTGTTGTTTATCATTCAATTCAGTCATATGCTTCGAACGCCTTTGTATTTCTTCAGGATTATTCCTGATAGCATTTATGACGCCCCGTGATATATCATTCCAATACTCCGACAAATCTTTTCCTTCTCTGCGAGCTACAGCAACCCAACTTTCATGTGATCTCACTCCGTCAGCATACGCCCTTGAAGACACTTCACAGATTAATTTTCCATATTGTTTTTCATATTCCAATGACTCTACACTTTTATGAACTTTTGTTAAATGTGTTTTTAAGCTTTTACCATGATAATTACAAAGCTCACACTTAATATAATCAATTCCTTCTATTTTATTTTCCAATTCTTTTTTACAAAGTAGTTGATGGCTGATTACCCTTTCTAGTTTTCTGCTTTTGAATTTTTCTCCGCAATATCTACAATAATAGTCAATTCTTCCTTTAGGATCTGATGCAGCGGTAACATCTCCCCACTCTCCTCTACTCGAAACTTGTGATTCATTGTACATCTTATTTTCTCTCCAGTTGTAAGCTCTACTTCTACTAATGGCAATACTCCATGATCATGATTATTTAATACTTGTACAAAAATATCTTGTTTCGTTTTTTCATCGCGCGATTTAACATGATCTCCCGGTAGAACTGCTCCAATCTCTTTGGTACACAAATATGTGCCATCTGAAGAATATATATCAATCAAATCAAAAACTGACAAACTTTTATTGAAACCATAACCTTGGAATTTTTCAACTACTTCATCCCAAATTCTCTTAACAATTGACGGATCAATATTATTATTCTTTCCTCCATCAAGGAACTCTTTTCTCCACGCCTTTGCTTTTTCTGGATACTTTCCTTTAGCTTTTGTTAACTTACGAAGCCTATCAGCACCATGAAGTGTCCAACCAGCAACATCCTGCGCTAGATACATCAAACATTCTTCATATAAACCAAACCCATATGTCTGACCGAAACCTCTCTCTAAAGAAGGATGCAATAATGTCATCTCCCTTTCGCCATTCTTCGTCTTAATAAAATCGTCTCTCATATCTCTTGCAGAAGGTCTAGCTAAAGCATTAATATTAGCGATATCATTAATATCTACTGGTTTAACATTTTTACACAAATCAATAGTGCCGCCACTAGTTCCAAGTTGGAATACCTTAAATGTATCACCATTTGAAATCAAATCATAAGTGTCTTTATCGTAATTATCATAGTCATACATTTCTTTTGGAACTTCTTTTCCTAACTTTTTAATAAGATCTAATGTCTTACTTATTGTATCAAGAGTAGATAAACCAAGTGTATCCATCTTTACTAAGCCATTTTCTTCTGCCTTTTCCTTATCATACTCAATAGCTAATGATCCATCTTTATCTCTACGTAGTGGGATAAGACCTGTTAACGGTCTTTGTGAAATGATAATGCCTCCAGCATGTGTTGACCAAGCACGATATTTACCGCAAATATCTTTATGTTCTATAAACTCAGGGTATTTTTTACAATATTCAGCAAACAATGGTACCTTTTCAAGTGCAGAATCGATAGATTTAATATCTGCAGGAATACAATCTGCAACATCATTTCCAAGTTGTACTGCTGCCTCTTTAGATCCACCCAACTCACACGCCCTAGCAATATCTCTGACATAGACTTTTGGAGTAATCGTATTTACATTAGAAACGTGAGCAACATGATCTTCTCCATACTTTCTCCTAAGATAATCTTGAACCAATGCCCTTCCTGATGGAGCAAAGTCAGTATCAATATCAGGAAAGCTAGACTTCTCCTTATTATGAAATCTAGCAAAAATTAATCCATATTTGATTGGGTCTGCATCATGAATTCCTAGAATATAAGCAATTAATGAGCCTCCAACAGAATTATGTGCAGCAAAATTTTGAGTAACATATGAATGATCTTTTTCAACTGTAATATCATACACTTTATTACATTTAATTTTATCTAAAGATTTTATCTGAACAACATAACCTTCACTATCGATATCTGGTTTATCCAAAAATCTTAATTTATAAGACTCTTTACATGAATACTTCTTTACCTTATCATATTTCATAAATGGTTTTCTAACTGAAACATACGATTTAATTTTAAGAAAGTTTAATAACTCTCTTATTTCAAAAATAAGACGTTTACTAGTAGAATCGATATTATATCTAAATGTATTACTATGATACTGTTTTTCAACACTACCATCAGAATCTATATACCCACATAACAAATCTCTAAGATTATCATTACTTAAATCTCTAAAAAATACAGGAAGATGTTTCGTAGATGAACTTTTATTATAATACGGGAATATATTTGATATTATATCAAATAATGACTTGTTATGAACAACAATCTGAACAAGATTTTTTGTTTTATGTTTTTGTACAGATACATTAAAAAATTTACCAAGATAATCAACAAACCAATTTATTGACTCTATATCATTAGAGTTAAAAGCTAACCCAACATCATAACTATCACTATTATGAGTTGTAATCCAGCCATCACCCACCCATCTTCCAAGAAAATATATAAAATCACTATCTACATTAATTGTATTAACTATATCTAATTTTGAATTTCTAGTAGAAGATGTTTTTATACTAAATTTACTTGGAACATTTTCTTTACAAATATCCCTACTAACGTAAGGCATAAATATAAAATCACCAATTTTTAAATCCTTCACAGCAATCCATGATGGATCATCAAGATAATCATATTTTCTAACTTTTTTTCTTGTTTTTTCATTAGCTTTTTTATATTCATCAGTAAATCTTTGCTTTATAGCAAATAATTTATGATCATCTGTGAAAACCAAATTTTCAAATGAATAACTTGTTTTTATAGATACACAATCCTCATTACAATCATAAGCATGAATATCAATAACATCCCTTAATTTTCCAGTATGAGAATATACTTTATCACCAATATTTATATCAATTATATTTTTATAACCATTTTCAGTTAATATCTTACCTTCTGCAGATAAACAACCTCTTCCAGCACCAACTGCAATACCATTTTTCTTTGCCCAATTGATATAATCAGCAACAATTAGCATGTAGCTTGAAAAACCATGGTATTCTAAAACATCAAGTTCTTCTGCAATTCTTTCCAAGTATTCTGGAATTTTGTTCATAGCAATCTTACTAATCTTATTAGGAAAATGCTTATCAATAGAATATCTTAGATATTGTTTATCTTCATCAAGTAAAGAAATCTCTCCTTTTTGTTTATAAACCCATGATTTAAACTCTTCATAATCTGGTTCGTCTTTTACCGGAAAGATTGGCAATTCTTTACCACTTGGATTAGAATATTTTGGATCAATCCATTCTGGCTCCTCACATAAAGAAGCAAAATATAAACTATTAAGACATAATTGTTCTGCCAAACTCTCTCCATAATTTCTTGAGAAGAACGCTTTAACTTCATCACCTGACTTTAGATAAAAATCTGGAACAGGATATCTTAATCTAAAAGAAGAAAAAATAGGTTGTCTAGACCCGATAGCCAAAAACACATCATGTGTTTTGTAATCTTCTTTTTTAAGATAATGAGTATTGCAAGCAGCAACAACTCTTATACCTAATTTATCGCCAAGATTTATAAGTCTGTGATTAATGAATTTTTGATCAATTTCATCATTATAGACATTTGAATTTCTAACCATATTGTTTGGTTGAACTTCTAGACCTAAATTATCTCCAAAAATCTTTTTCAATCTCAATGCGACTTCTTCTGCAGTATCAAACTCTCTCTTCATAACCAACTGGCTAATTATCCCGTTACCACAGGCTGTAAGACATATTACTCCATCAGAATGTTTCTCTAATAGATCCCAATCAATAACTGGATATACTCGTTTACCAACTTTCGAATCAGAATCAAAACCAAGTTTATTCAACGTTAATATATTCTGGTATCCAACTTGATTCTTAGCCAAAAGCAAAATATGACTCATACGTTCACTTTCGTCTTTGAGATTATTTCGAAAATACAATTCACAACCAGTAATTAACTTAACTCCAGCTGCCTTTGATATTTTCCATGCATCCCAAGCTGAAGCAAAAGAACCATGCTCAGTTATAGCAATAGCTGATTGACCAAGCTCTTTTGCCCTATTAATAAGACCTTTTACAGAACATACTGAATCTAAAATAGAAAAATCTGTTTGGTTGTGTAATGAAACAAACTCCATAACTTATTCCTTTTTTTATGTATTTTAACAAAACATATTGTCTAATAATAGCTCTATGTTAGAATAATTCCAACACACATGTTGTGTCAGGGAATACCGATTAAACTTGCCCAAACTTTTTTAGTATAATTTTTAGTTCTTTTTCGTCAAGACTGGAATTATCTTCATGAATTTTAAAAATTTCTGGCAATTGCTCTTTCCAAAAAGAAGATTTATTACTATTATCCTCAAGTATCTTTACTATTTTAGTTGCATTAATCTTCTTTTTTTCAAATAGCGCATGGGCAATGAGGATGACATCGTTCCAGTTATCCTCAAGCTCTAATTCTACTTCTTTTAGAATTTTTTGTTTTAATTTGTACCTAGGTCTTCCGGATGAAGCAAGTCTATATTTCCTAATAAGTTTTATTGCAGAATTAGTATCATCATAAGAACCTTCCCGAAAAATTACAGGAAAAGTATCTGAACCAGAGTTCTTTTTATAATGAATCTTTTCTGCTACCTGCCCAGAATACCACATACCAATTTCTGATCTTATCAGATATTTATAAATACTTTCATCATCACTATAGTTTTCAATATCAAATGAATTAAAATTTGTGAAACCAGATACCTCTCCGCTACTTTCCCGAACTAGATAAGCATCATCTATATATAAAAAATGAAGCAGACCATATATTATATGACCTGCCTCATGATAAGATGTGGAAATAAGATTATGTGTTTCTGCGACTTTCTTTATCGAATTTCTAGCGGTAGCACCTGTGGTCATTCCTACTCGATTTGTTCTAGTAAACTTTCGAGTTCCTTTAAGTTCTGATCACACTTCGCTTTCTTACATTTTACTTGTAGTCGATTAGATCCTATTGGTCCCGTTATTATAAAGTCCGAATTATGGACATAAACAAGACCAACATCTGTAAAATGTTTAAGTTCAATAAACCCTTTATTTACAAATTGTTTAACAACATCCATAGTTACTGGCATATTAGTCTTAAATATTGTGGATTTACCTCCACAACAAGAACTAATGCTATGAACTTCAACTTTCATCTTCTTCCTTATCATTTAAATCAACGCCTCTTTCCTCAAGACGGAACATGGCATATTTTATTTTTGCTGTCTGAACTTTCTTTGCATCATTATATGGCTCTGAATGTTGTTTCACAAGTTCTCTAGCAGCACATAGTTTAATATCTTCTGCCATTTCTTTCTCAATTGTATAAAGATTGCCTTCGCACCTTACAACAATTTTTTTAAGTTCATCAGTATCTGCTGCATCAGCAATATCCTTAAACTCTGGAAGTTTTTGGATAACCTTCATCCACTTGTCTGGAAACGTAACTGGTCCGCTATCTTTATTACTCATATTCTTACCTTTATTCAATAATTGTTGAAGTTTTAACTAGAAAATCTAATGTATACTCGTCTTTGATTCTAGCAAATAAAACTGGTAAATATCCAGTTCTATTCATTTCTTGAATTAATTCATCTGGACTAGCTTGTGAATTATTTCTCAGAACTTCTCTTTTAACAATCTCAAGCATTTCTTCATCAGAAAGTTGAGCTTCTGGCTCATCATCTCTAATTTTATCAAGAACCAATGACACCTTAACATTTCTTGTCGCTAAAGCCATATATTGTTTTTTGTCCAAATCATCAAGCTTATCCCAATCAGATTTAGCATTGTGAGCTAAATACTTTGCCTCAGATACTACTAACCAATTTGGAACTTCAAATTCATGATTCTCAATCAATTTATTTGCAATAAATTCTGTCAATTTATTATGCTCAATTTGTTGATGTCTAGCTGTAGCAGTCTTTGCTACAAAATCTTTCAATTCTGCAAAATCCTTTTTGCCAAGTTTTTGTGCAAATGAATCATCCAATGCCGCAGGAATTTGTTTAGATCCCATAACTACAGTTGCAGAAAAGTGTAGAGTTTTACCAGCAAGAGAAGGCAATCCACTTTCAGGAACAACCATATCAAACTCTCTTGTTTCTCCCATAGTCATACCAAGAAGACTATTATCAAAATCTTGCAGGTGACTGCTGCCAACCGTTAACATTTCTCCTTCAGATGAAATTTGATCTACTTTTTCTCCATCCCTAAAACCATCATAATTCAGAATAACATTGTCACCAACTTGAACAAAATCATCTTCATCATAAGGAACTGATGTTCCAAATTTAACCCTCAGATCTTGCATCATCTTTTCTGTAAGATCTGAGACAGACATGTCCATATGTGGTTTTGGAATTTCAAAATCACGATATTCACTTAATTCAAAATTAGGCTTAACATGAAGATCAAATTCACACTTAAAACCACGATCAACCAACATTGCCGTTTTAATAGCAGGAGGACCATGTGGTCTTAGTTTTTTCTCGAAAATTGTATTGTGATATGCATCTTCAGCCAAGGCTCTCTTCAATGAATCTTCTATTTGTGATCTATAATAGATCTTAATAGCATCCATACTTGCTTTCCCTGGTCTACAACCAGGTACAGGAGCCTTTTTGAAATTCTTAAGCACTTCACCTCTTTTCTCAAGAATTTCACCAGCATCAGCATAATAAGTCACTTCTAGTTTACAAGTATCAACTTCTTTAATCTCTATTTCCATAAAATCCTCTACTTACCAACTTACTTCACCATGAACTAATTGTGGCGAAACTAGTTTCAAACCTTCTGGACATCTTTCAAGATGATCGCAATATGAACATAATGCCGTTGGATTTGGTTTATATTCAGACTCTTCTACAATCTGTTTTGCATATTCTATATATTTATCTTCCACTGCTAAGATCTCATCTGCATCAAATTCCATTGTAATATATTCAAAATTATATCTTAACAATATATATGACGCCCTAACCTTTTTAAGGGAAGGATCTTCTTTTATTACAACATAAGCATATGTCAAAAGCTGAAAGAAATCATTCTTAATATATCGCTTATTCTTAACAGTTTTATAGTCGCATACGTGTATAACATTATCGTCATCAAGCTGGACCCTGTCAATCATTCCGTTTAAAACAATATTTCCGTCGACTAATAATTCAAATTTTTGCTCACACGCGATAACTTTTGGAAATTTTTCTTTCGATAATTTCTTCAAATAATTGTTAATAATTTCCCAACAATCTTTTTTCATTTGTGGGGTCATATCTTTTCTATATTCTAACCAAGCATCTTTGAAAGCCTGAGACATTACAACATTAAATGGTTCAGTCGAACCATCAACATATGCATTATGAAAATCTTCTAAAACTTTATGACAAAAAGTTCCGAAAGTATGATGCTCCCATGTCTTTCTCGGAAGCTTATCAATGTAAACAAATTTGAATTTTTTTCTACAATCTAAAAACGTCTTCGTCTTTGAAACACTAAGTCTCAAATCTTTTTTATCTGTCATTTAAATGCGCCTTACTTTTTTTATAGTTTCATAAACCTATATAACAGCTTACAATCAACCAAATTCAATAGGAATTTCATTCACGGTACCACAATAAGGGCACCATACTTTAGGATAATCTCTCACAGGAATTCTTTGCTTAAAACCACAAAAACATTCTCCGCACTCAATGTAAAATTTCGGTCCACTAAAAATGTTTAAATTCCATGAAAAATTCATTCCCTCAAAGTAATGACATCTAATAATATTTCTCTTACTCATTTCTTACTCCATCAATAATATTCTGTTTAGAAGAATAGGGTCGTAAATTACTTAAATCCCAACACTTTTTAAACTCCTCATCTTCCATAGAACTATATTTAAACGAGGAATGTGGGATAATATGATCAATTTGCCATGTCCAAGTAGTGCTATCGTTATCATCCCAACCATCTACCCTATAAACACCATAATTATCCCAATTCATCCATTCTTCAAATTGAGATTCTAAATGTTTCTTTAAATCTTCCAAATAGTAATATAATCAGAATAGAACTCTGCGGGCAAAAGGAACCCACTGGAATACGAATCCGGCACCATTTTGCTTCGATAGAGCCATTCCCGACAAATCTCCATCAAATCCACCAGTTGGTACATATGGTGACTTTGAAATAATCCATCTGCAAGCATGAGAGTCAAAATAATAATAAGTAATAGTATTATCTCTTGGATTATAATATGATCTTAAAAAAGATCCCATTACAGTCGGAGAATCTAATCCAGATGTCATAATATTTGCGCCATCTCTTACCTTCTCAAGATTTTCTAAAGAGAAAAATTGTCTATTAATTTGAGCGGGGTCTTCTGGGTTTTCCTTAGAGAAATCCTGGAATATAACAAAAGCCTTAGGATTAAATAATTTTGTAAACTGTTCTGATTCTTCTGGATCAGGAACTGGTGGAATAACATTTACTGTTGCTGGTAAATTTCCTATCCCATATCCATATTCTCCCTCAGCATTCCTAGTAGAATATATTATATTATAATTCTCAAGAGTATATGGTTCATTTGTAAATCCAGTTTCATACCCATCACCATCATATCCTGACGCTATTTGTGTTAAACTTGGATCATCTACAGTTACGCCAGCATCTCCTGGGTTCAAATATGTACCCATTGGTTGTATTGGATTTGTTCCAAATGGGTATAAATCTGGAATATTCTCGCCAGCTCGCACATCTGTTGCCGAATGCGGAAGCCTGGCATTTTGCAATATATTGGTTTGGTATACCTCTGTAATAATTGGAGAGTAATCTACACCGTTAGTAGCCAATACTTTTAGAGTAACAGTTTGTTGGTCTGTTGGTAAATATATAGTGGATACATATACAGTTGAAGATGTATTAGGATCAGTTCCATCTAATGTATAATAGATAAACGCAGGCACATTTGCGGTTAATATAACCGATTTTGGTATACCAGCTACTATCTGACTACTAGATTCTATTATTGATACGCTTATAACTGCCATATTAAACCAAATTCAAAAACTTACCGTTCCTTGGAGTCATGTCTTTCTTTAACATCACACGATATATCTTATGTGCCGCTTTCCTAAACAACCTAGCTAAATCAAGATATACAGTATCTCCTTCTCTTCTATACAATATTATGAATTGATTATAATACTCAAGAAGCTCTTGATCGGGAGGAACCCCTTTATAAGTACCATTGCCAATTGCTACTAACTTATTTACAGCATAGGATATTAAAAATCTATAAAACTGATCCTCCCCTTTTTCAAGGTATTTATTAACAAAATTTGATTTTGCCTCGGTTGCCATCTCATAAGATATGCAGAAATATACTTACAGACAACTTACAATAGCCTCCACATTACTACTAAGATCGTCTAAAGTACTATTATTATCAATGATATAGTCAAATTCAGAATCCTTTATTAATTCTTGTTCAACCTCACTAGCATGTCCCATAACAAGCTGTTGTTCATTACGCTTAACTCTAATCATTAGAAATCCAGATTTTTTTAGATGAAATATTTCATTAATAAATCTACAATCTTTAACTATAAATAAATCAATACCATTATTTTCGGCTTTTTCTATTTTGTAATCCATTACATCAAGCCAGATAGTTTCTTTATATCCTCTTCCTACCTCTGTTCCTAAATTCTGTAATAATTTCCTATATGTTAGCGGTTGGTCTTCAAAAAAAGCTCCAGGAACAACTTCCATTCTATTTTTAGAAGGTCCATATAAAACAGACCTCTTAGTTCTGGGGAACATAACTCTAATCATCTCTTTAATAGGATCTGCTAAAGCTACTGATTTAACCCTATTATCTTTGCTAAATTTCTTGAATTTCTTCATAAATAATTTAGCCGCAGTATCTTTACCTGAATTTGCTTTTCCTGAAAACGCTACTTTTATCATAAAAACTCCATCACCAAGACGTAACCACACTCGCCGTTGATATCATATTTATATCTTGCTCAACAAGAACGGCTCTAGAAAATTTATCCTTTAATCTATCATTGTGCGTGATTATCAATATCTTAAATTTATCCTGGAAAAACTTAACTATATCAGCAAACGCATCAATGCCAGCTTTATCTAGTGACTGATCAATCTCATCAAGTAGCAAAAAATTGACATTAAACCCTGTCTTTTCTTTTAATAAGAAAGACAAACCGAGTTTTAAACTAAATAAAACAGACAGTTGCATAGCACCAGAAATTAAGTCATAATCTCTTGGTTTTCCATTGAAAAAATATTCAATTTCTAGTGTATCTTCTTGATTTCCATCACCCTTGGTTTTCTCAACTGAGAATGATAACTGTAATCCTGGTTTAAGCTGATCTAATAATTCATTTGCTTTATCTTGAAGCTCATCCAAAACATTCTGTGTAATTAGATTTGGTATACCAGTTGGAGAAAATGACTGAATGACAGTAGGATATATTTCATTCTTTTTCTTAAGCTCTTTAACTTCCTTGTTTAATTTCTTAAGAGAATTAAGATCTTTATTCTTCTGGTCTATTGAGTGTATTAATACAGCTTTGTTACTATTTAAATGAGTTTTCTTTTTATTAAAAGAGAAGGCGGCTACCTTCTTTTCTTCTAAAACTTTCGTTGCCTCATTTATCTTAAGATCCAAAGATAATAATTCTCCTGCAGAAGATGCTTCCAGTAAACTATCCACCTCTTGAAGGTCATTAGTTTTTAACAAAAGTTCAGAAGAAAACTTATTAACAAGATCTGAATACTCAATATGAGTTGTTTTTTTATCATCAATCTCTTTTTTTGTTGAAGAAATCTTAACATCCAAAACATCAATTCTCTTCCTAGCTGTATCAATTTTCTTTATGTTTGCTTGTACCTTTGATGCATCTGAATTCAATTTTGAAACAACGCCCTTCAGTTTAATAATTTGCTCCTCACATTGCAACAGCTCGTCACGTATACTTCGTTTACACAATTTCTTATGTTCATCTGTTAATGGTTGACGACAATGCCTACACACACTGTCATCAGGCATTGGTACCTTAAGCTCCTCAATTTTTAATAAATTATTTTGAATCAGCATATTGTTTTTAGATATTAATTCTTTAATATCATCAAACTCTTTGATCAAATCTTCATAATTAGAAGAATCAATCTCTAATAATAAATCTCTTTCATCTTCAAGATTTTTTAGTTTATCTACTAAATCTTTTGCTGAAGCTGCAATCACTTTTCTCTTTTGTTTATATTCAGATATCAAAGTGGATAAATTCGCCATCTCTGATGTAACAGATTTCTTTCTAGACAATAGATCTGATAATTTACTTTCTAATACTGACTTCTTCTCCTTAAACTCAGATAAAGTATCTTCAGCCTGTGATAAATCCTTATCACTATCTTTCATTAATAATTCTAGATCATTAATTTCAAGTCCTACTCTCTTTAATTCCTCATTCAATGAGATAATATCTTTATTAGGGTCTCCTAGATTATCTATAAGAATTTGGTTCTTACTAATACTAGCAGAAATAACTTTTGATCTGTCTTTTGCTATCTTTTCTAATTTAGAATAAACTAACAAAGTAAGTGCTTCTCTAAGAATAGCTTTCCTTTTACTTGCCGTAGCCGTAGCTAAACCAGTAAAATCGTTTTGCATAAAATGCAATGCACTTCTAAATGAGGCATAAGAACATCTAATTAATTTTTGAAGTTCTTTATCTGTATCAGACGCTCTACTACCACCAATATCTTTCCAATATTTAGACAATAATTGAGTATCAGTTATTGGTATACAAATATCTCCTTTTACAACATGATAAGCCTCATCAGAAATAATATCATTTCTCATGTAAAGAGAAAAATCCGCAACTCCTTTTCTATTTCTAGATCTAGAAAGTCTGTATTCCTTGTTATCAATTTCAAAATCTAAAACAACTTTACAAGAATTAGTATCATCTCTAATGACTTTTTCTAGATTGGAACCTGCTTGATTGAATAATACATACTCTATTGCTCTAAAAATTACAGTTTTACCAACACCATTCGAATACAAATCATTGTCGCCAATTTTTCCAATAATTAAAGCTGAATCAAATTTAGTAAAATCTATATAACTATCAGAATGACACATAAAATTGCTTATATAAAGCCTTAATGGAATCAATTTTTCATCTCCAATTTGTATTGTTCGTAGATATCCATAGATATCTCTATGTATTCTTTCCTCTTATCATCATCTACATACAAATCTGCAAAAGATTTTATTGCTGCAGGAACGTCCATTTGAATATCAATCGTATTATTTGAGTCTCTTTTTATTAGCTTTGTCTTCTTTGATTCAAAAATCTTTGTAACATTAAATGCTCCAGCATCAACCAAAAATTTAGCTATCTTAGATTTTTTTAACGTCTCAACATCCTCTCCAAGAATGACATCAACTTTTACAATAGCATTTGCTACATCTATTTTAGTATTACTTATACTATCAATAACAAATTTTGTAGAATCAGAAATGTCTTCTGGGACAGAAATTGAAAAATTACATAAGGGTCTTGTTGGTAACTTTTCTTCAGTATAAGAATTATTATTACAGTCATAAATAATAATTCTCTTATCTTGGTCTATCTCTAAGAAATTAGAGATATCCATACTTCCTATATGGAAAATTCCTGAATACTTTCCACCAAGCTTCTGTGGTTTATGAACATGACCCATCCAAACATAATCATACCCTCTAAACATAGATAGAGGGCAATAAAGTTCATTTGTCATGTCATCAATTTCATCACCAACAGGAATAGAACCCTCTATAGCTAAGTGACCTATAAGTACTTTATTATAAGTACTAGGAATACCCGCTAATTCATATATAAGAGAATCATTAAGCATCTGTAATGCTTCTGCATTGCTTTCACATCCAGATGATTTTCTGTCCCTAAAAGGGACTAATGTAAATGCAGTGGATTCTAAAAATATAGTATCCAAAGATTTATAAACCGATACATTTGGGAAATCTATTTCTGTTATTATGTCTAATGGCGATGATAACACAGCTCCTTGTCTAATAAGATCATGATTTCCAACTATAATATGTACATCAATATTATGAACTTTACATTTATTCAACCAAGAAATAAATAGTGTAATCAATGTTGTTGTGGGCTTTGGTTCTTCAAAAATATCACCAGTTATGATTATTGATTCAATATTTCTGAATATAGCAAGATCAAGCACCCAATCTAATAGATTTAATTGATCTATAATCCTACTATTAAGATTAGAACCTACACCGCTTTTACCAATATTTAAAGATCTGCCCAAATGAACATCACCCAATATTATTGTGTGCATTGTATCTCCACATAAATTTTATAATGAATAATATTCGAAATTATTGTATACATTCGTACAAATTTATCTCTTCAATAAAATCATCAACAATTGACTTCAACGCCTCATTATCAAGCTTATGCTTGCAATTAATATCATCATACAACTGGCAGACACCTTCAATAAAAATCAAAGATTCTTCATCTAAAAATTTATACCTAAACTCTCTAATTTTATTAGAAAAACTAAGCATTAAATCTATTTTATCATGAAAATCATTAGGGTCTTCTGCATCAATCTCTCCAACACTTGGACCAAATAAATCAATTATCCTTTGCGCTGCTGCAAATTTAGATAGACCTTCCATACGCATAACAAAAAAACACGGTCCGCCACCCTTACCACACCCGAAACAAAAAAATGTATTAGTTTCAGCATAATACAAAAACGAAGGTGTACGTTCTCGCCCTCCCTTATGAGATGGAAAAGGGCAAGTAGTTTTTGTATTAAATTCATTAACTGGTATATTGTAATATCTAAATATATTTATAATAGGTACTGTATTTGCTTTATCAACTAACTCATTATAGTAAGTTTTCCCTGTAAAAGAGTTTGAAGCATCTCTATTCTCCCTTCGTGCCTCGCCTCCACTATGGGATCTATTTGTACCTGATATATTGCACATAACTGTGTATACCTGCTGTAAAGCTCTTTCTCTTCAGCAATTAAAGATCTAAGTAGCTGCTTATCGGAAAACTTATCCATCTTTCCTATCTTTGTCAAGAGTTGACAATTGTTTTAGAATTTCTTCGGACATTTTTTCCAATTTATTTACAGATTTTTTTTGCTGAGATAATTCGTACTCCAACAAGTTAATTTGATTTCTCAAATTAAGGTTGGTTTTTAAAAGAAGAATAACCCACATTAGAGAACCCATGCCCTCATCTTCATTCTCATCATTATTAACATCTACAGCTAACTTTACCATTTTAGAAAGCATTTCTTGCTCTGCCTCAATCTGAAAAACATTCTTGTTTTCAGGAAGAGTTTTATCAACCATTGCTTTCTTAAATTGCAAAGATAATTCAGCAGCAATTTCTTTATATGTTAACCTTTGCCTTTCAATACCTTTAGCTACATCATTTAAATTAACGACAGGCTTTTTTGGCATTTTATCAAAAATAGATTTTTGAGATGATACTTTCTTTAAACCAACTCTTTTACTCTCCTCTGATAAATCAGTATCTTCTTCATCAAAAGGCATTATTCCTCCACACAAACAACAACGTATTTAGCTGTAGTAGATACTACATACTTTGTAGATAGAATACCGTCAACATATCTCTTCATTAAAGACTCTTCAAGGGCAGGTAATGCGGCTGATACTTTATGCAACAAATACAATTTACTTGGTTCAATAGCAATTGGAGTGAAATAATCATGAACCTTTTGATTTGGTAAAGCGAAAATATCCAAAGTTACATCTTTAATTACTTCCCAAATTTTATCTGCTTCGGTCTTTTGTGGTTTTGATTGCTTTTCAGTAGTTTTCTTTTCCATTTTATCCTCTTAAATAGGGTAACTATTTAGTACATATATCAGCAAAAGCTGCCCTTATAGGGTTTATTAATATCGTGCCAATGATGCGTTTTCTCTTATCACCATTAATTATTAATACCGTTGGAACACTATCTACAGAAAATCTTTTGCACATATTCTTAAACATATCAACATCTATAGCATAAAAAATGACATCAGTATACTTTTCTTGCATCTTATCAAGCATAATCAACATCTTTTTATGATATGGCATCCATCTTCCAAAGAAATATAAAGCGTTTTTCTCAAAAGATAAATCTAGATCTTCTTCTCTAGTTATAAAAATCATTAGTTTGTCTTTGACTCTTTAAGAATTGAGCGTATCTCATTATCTGAAAGAGATATTCCAGATTTATCAAAAATAGATTTAGCTATAGCAAGAGTTGAATCAAAATTCATTTTTTCTAACTCTTCTCTAGTAACTAATCCTTTTGATATTAAAATGTTTTCCAAAATAGTTATTCTTACTAGCATACTAGCAATAAAAGCTTCTTCTTTAAAATCACTCATATCTTTCCACAGCATTTCTTGAATTTAAAAGGTTTTCCTGTTACTGGGTTAATCTTACCACACTTACAGGCTTCATTTGGAGATTGTTTATAATTGAGTTTAATTGGAGCCTCTTGTTTTTTAGATAATCTATCAATAAATAAAATTCCATTGTAATGATCAATCTCATGTTGAACAACTACTGATAAGAAACCAGTACATATAAAATCGTATGGTTTAACTAAGTTATTTACAACATATATCTCTGCAAATCTAATAGTATCTGAATTTTCTCCAGGAAATGATAAACACCCTTCATTTTTAAATACTTGTGCACCATATCCATTTTTAATTTCACAATTAATTAGATTTAAACTAAATTTCTCTGTTCTTACAATAGCTGCCTTCTTAAAAATACCTATTTGAGGTGCTGCAAGACCAATTCCATTTTTTCCTAGTTTATTTGCTTCATCTAGCTCCATCTCAAGAGTATTTATTAATGATTCAACTTCACCAAGTTCTACTTTAGAACATTCAGTTCTAAGAATTTTTTCATCAGTAATAATCATACCTTAACTATATCACCTTCCTCTACAATTGCCACAGCCTCTATTTTTTAACTGTTTTGTAGTTGACCCTGTCAATTTTCTTAGACAAGCGGCACAAATCTTAAATTTGTCTGAACATTTGTTGCAAATAACTGAGATATTATCAAGGACTTGCGCCCCACACTTTGCGCACTTCTTTTTTGTAGCAAGCCTAGCTAATTTAGAACATACAGGACAAAACATTTGAAGTCCTCCTTGTTATAATATTTCAGTATATTGATGGAGGCACAAATGGATATTTTTATACCTTTTATTTATGAAAAAAAAGAAAAAGAAAAGGATAACTTCAAACAATTAGAATTATACATTGACGAGCCTATTTATACAGAATATGAAGATGATTTCCAGGATGAAAATATAATCATCCTAGAAATCATATGATTAAAAATCTTCCTCAATTTCAACAGACATATCACCATCCATTGAATCAAGAATGTCTTGAGCTTCCTTAAACCATATTTTGGCTGTAATTAGATTCAAATAGGAATCAACAACATCACGAGCTTGTTTGTAATCATCTTCCGGATCTGAGTGATCAAAACATTCCTTGCAGATCTTGAACCTGGTAATATTAATTTTTGCCAATGCAGGTGTTTTCTGCTCGTTTGGATTAAACTCTTTGGCACAGATTATACAGTTGCAGGATGACTTGTTCATAGTGTCTACCTATATATCAAGGGTGATATATAGTATTCCCTAATATTCACCTAAACTAACTTAGTAAGTATACCCAAGAAAATCGTCCCAGTCATCGTGCCAATATTTTTGTGGATCAGCTACATTGTAATGTCCAGCAAATGACGGGTGTGTTGGTTTTTTAAGTAAAACCATCTTCGCTTCTTCAGGGGTCCTATCTGCCTTCTTATTATTACAATCATGACAGCATACAACACAATTCAAAAAGCTCGTCTTGCCCCCTTGTGCTCTTGGTAAAACATGATCTATAGTTATCTCAGACGCAGTAAGCTTTATACTACAATACTGACAACAACTCTTATCTCTCTTAACAAGAGCTTTTCTGCTGAAATTAGAATTAAAATAATTCTTTCTAACAAGCTTTTTTAATCTAAGAATAGATGGATGCCTTATACTATTATCTTGACCAAATAAAACAATATCATCCCATGTAGAGATTATCTCTACCTTATCTTTACATAATAACTTAAACGCCTTCCTCTCAGGAATAAATGAGAGAACTTCGTAACTCGCATTCAATAATAGCGTCTTTTTAGACATAATTACACCTAATCTTCCAATTTTTAATTAATTTACAAATACTTACCTAATGAATCATTAATATCTTCACCATTACAAACCTCATCACCAATACATACCCAACCATCAAGCTCTCGTCTAGCAAACAATTCTATCTTATTTGCATCTGGAAACATCAACTCTAACGACTTCTGTAAATTATCTGGCTTCTTTGAATGCTTGTAATTTTGACAGAAACTAACTGAGCGTTGAGATTTATTCTTCAACCTTTTATAAATACCCTTATTATTTATTCCAATTAAACATAACTCATGTGTTTGTCTGAATAATCTTCCCATACCAAATGCTAAAACACCATATAAAACTATATTATTAAATGATTTCAATATTGCATTAATACCTCTATCATATGCAAACTTATCATATACTACTTGAGGGTGTTTTAAAACGTGCTTTTTGATCCACTTTCTAAAATCTAAGAAAATTTCTTTTTTCGTTTTCACCCACACATATGTCTGCTTGTGTTCGAAACCCCAAGCATTCATAACATCTAGACCTGATTGTAATAAGGAGGATGGGACCCATAGAGCTAGTACTGCTCCTTCGCTATCTGAAATTTCTTTAACTTTCATTTCAGATAGCAACTTACTACTCATTGTTTTATATTGTGCCTCGGCGCCTCTTTTCACATCAGACATATTAAGTCTATCCGAAAAGCTCCAAGGAGGATCAGCTACAATAACTTGGAATTTCATTTATGGTTATACCTTTCAAAGAAAATATAACATCAAATATCCTTACTTAAAAATCATCGTTTGTAATCTTAATGGAGACTCGCTGCCATCAACCACAACCTCTTGATTAACCTCTACATTGGTCTTGGTAACAGATTCTCTTTTCCTAATTACAACTCTGTATTTACCTAGTGGTAACGCAGCCATCCATTTACCAGTACCATTGGTCCTACCTTTATAAGTTTTTTCACCAGAATCAATATTGAAAATCTCTACATCCGCAAGGAATACAGATTTATTCTCTCTATTTACAATCCTTTGTTCAACATTTATCATAGTTCCTTTTTGCACCTGATATTCATCAGGTTGTTTAGGAGGCTTTGGTGATTGAGTTTGTTGAGGTGGTTTAACATTTTGTTTCATTGCAGCATCCGGAATGACAACCTCAGATTTTATAGGTGGTTTTGGCATTTGCAACGGCATCTTTGGACTGTTCAAATAAGAATCATCACCAGCATATGTCTCTGGTCTGGATGTTCTTGGAAAACCTTTGGGTGACTGTTCCAATGGAAGATTGTTTGCAGCAGCTATCATCATAGCATGATTTGGTGGATTTACCTGATTATTACTTAACACAACTGCTTCAACTGTTGGTTTAGGCGAATTAGGCAAAATTTTATTTAATTCTGCACTTAACTCATTAACTTTATTTGATAACAACTTTATTGTTAAATCTTGAGTTCTTAAGAAGCCTAATACAAGATCTAGTTTCTTTTCTAACTCTAGCAAAACATCTGTTGCTTTCCTTTGATTATCTTCACTCACAACGACTCCTTATTCTAAAAACAAACCTATCTTTATTGGCATTTTCTTCAAAATAGAAATACTATCAACAGGTACTGGGTTTCCTTCACAAACGTCATGTTCACCAAAAACTAATGAGGATGCAAGTGCCACAATTTGGTCCTTACCACCAACCGCTACAACAGAGTCATCAACTAATAATATAAATTGTCCTTCTTCAACACCTAGAATAAAATCTAAACCCTGCACATTAAGTGTATCTGTATTCCCCATACTATCATTAAGTTGAAAAGCCGGATTTAAAATTTCATTATAATTACCCTCTAAATCAACAATTGAATTATTATCTATCATTTTTGTGTTTGGGTCTATTTCTAAATCGTTGATAATCTCACCATCAATTCCTGACCATGTATGATCCATGCTATTTCCTACGTTTGGAATCGTATTTGCAAATTTATCTGGAATAGATTCTGCATACGGTTGTTGTCTTATAGTTGGTACTCTTGTTCTTGGATTATCTACTTCAGGTTTTTTATTCTGAAGCACCATAACATTACCAACCAGTGCATTTCCGCCAACTTTTTCTGGCGTTAATCCCATTTTCTGATATTGTGGAGTATTATGCCCGACATTAGGATCAAGATCCTTCCTATTTGGGTTTTTATATAATTTAGGCGTCTTCAAACTAACATCGGACATAATATCTCCTTAATCATTCTTTACTCTTACGTTTACTTTTATGTAAGAATTCCTCATCTCCAGGAAATCCTGCACGATCTTTTCGTGCAGTCTCATACCTCTTTCGACGAGATTCATTTATCTTGCGCCTCTTTTTATCAGAGGGCTTCTCATACACTTGAGCATCTTTATATTGAGACAGAATTTTTTCTTTCTGTACTAGAGCTTTAAATGCTCTGACGGCTTTTTCAAAATTGCCATACACCTTTACTTCTAAAGGCTTAGCCTGGACGGCTTCACTTGGTTGAGTAGACGAATCTCGGCTTACGGTATCACCTCCTTTCGGTGCCTTTTGATTTTTGTTATTCTTCTTGTTTTCCTTCATTATTGTCAACTAACCTATATTTAACCTTCTATTACTTTGGTTCAGTATAACGATTGATATTGATTCTAACACCTTTAGAAATACTTTTGTCTTTCATAACCTTCTTTAGAGCAGTTTCAATATCCTTACTATTTGGAGATGATCTTTTGTTCGCTAAAGCCTCAAACATTGAAGAAATATAAAATTCCTTTAAATAATCGAATGAGAATCTATTAGCAACCGCTAATTTTGCTAAACTTTTATACTTATCAGCAGTAAGCATTTTTCCAAACCATCTCTTAAGATATATATAAGCAAGATCGTAATTTGGTAATGGTATTTCAAATTTTCTATCAAATCTTGATGGTCTATCTGAAATACTATCCTTTAATTTTTCGATTTCATTAGTTGTAGCTACAACCAACAACCCATTATTGGTCGCAACTCCATCCATTAAATTAAGAAACGTAGATAAGTCAAGGTGTTTCTCTAACAACGAACCTAAATCTTCGAAATAAAGCAGCGCAGGACTAACCTCTTGCGCATAAGAAAAAGCATCCCTAACCGCATCAGCATTTGCCTCTGGCACAACCGTAATCGGCTTGAAATCATACATAGACATGATAACTTTAATTATAGTGGTTTTGCCGTTTCCTGGATATCCATATAACAGCATTCCTCGCTTCCACGGAAGTTTATGTTTCTCATAAAATTCTTTTGATCTAATAAACCCCTCAACAGAATCAATGATCTCCTTTTTCAAGGCAGAAGGAAGAAATAAATCATCCCACGTCAAATCTTTGGTATAAGGAATATCATCTCCCTGCATTACACGAACATGCATAGAACTACGGTCTCTCTTCTGAGACCAACTATCGAAACTGTTCCTAAATTCTAGATATTTATTATAGTTATCATGCGCAACTAGAATAAAAAAACTAACTTCATCTTCATTTTGATTACCTTTATGGAAAAGAGCAGCATGAATGAATTCCAAATCTTTATATCTAATTATAAAGACACCTTGAATAAAAAACTTTTCATAACCATTCTCAGATTTCCACGAGATGACAGCATCTTTATACAAACACTCAATTGTCGCTTTATTTTCTCTACAAAATTGAATAAATGGTCCATCAATAATAATTCTATTCTGAACAAACTTCTCTAAATTTTTAGTATTAGACAGTTTATCACCAAAATTATCCAAAACCCAATTCATCAAATCTATATAATTAGCTGATGGTCTATCAGATAATTCATTGTCATTAATGTGTACTTTTACAATAAAAGACTTTAATGTTTCAAGATCTAGATGCTCTTGACTCTCCATTTCTGATTGAGACAAGTAATCGTTTATATCACTCATACTTATTACACCTTATTTCAAATTTTTCCATTTTCTATCTAAACAAAAATCGCACTTATCAACTTCTAATAAATTAGCTAATTTTATAACATCATTTTTATTAGAAATGTGTAATCTACTCCATACTTTTCCATTATTAATATCATACAACTGAATATTACCATCATACCCCAAATCACGAATGGTATTTTTAAACCATTCAATCAAAATATCATTAGCAACAATACTAATTGAATATTTACCATTATCAAACTTAACCGAACCATCTGCATCTATAAAACCTATTAAAAATGTCTTAATATATTTAACTGGAACATCAGGAACAACCGGATTATAAGTCTTATTTACAACCAAACCCCATTTAGATAAATCATTTTTAAAAAAAGAGTTATTTATCCTTAAAGTCGCTACTCTATCTTTGATAAAAACCATAGATGGATCACCATCTATCCAACTAATAAACATCTTTAATAAATCAATATCTTTAATAGATAAACCTATCCTTAAATAGGAATTACCATTACTAATTCCAAGCGAACCATCACCTAAACAAAAACCATAAAAATAAGATAATTCATTAGAATTATTTCTAAAAAACTCAACATTAAATTTATATTTCTTAAAATCCCTACTAAAACTTTTTCTTGAACGTATAGGTATATTATTACACCTTAAATAATTATAAACTGTACCATTACTAACATTAAACAATTTACATAAAGTTGTGGCTCCATATCCATCATTATACATCGATATAATCGTTTTTATTTTATCTTCAGAAAGCTTCTTACGCACAGACCGTATAATCATAAACTAAATATGATAATATTCATATTTTTCCGTATTCTTGCAAAATATATTTGAACAAACATAAAATTTACCATATTTTCCAGTTTTTTCAATCATATAAAAATTGCATTTTTTACAAACAAAATTATGATTAACATGTGCTTTATATGCATTCTTTATTTCTTCGAAATACACAACATAAAAATCTTTTAACATATCAACTTTATCTAAAGTTGAATTCTGTATTAAATCTAATTTTTTTTCTAAAAGAGCAGTATAATCATAATCCATAAATGTAAAATAATCTGATAGTACATCAACCACTTTTTTGCCAAGATCTGTTGGATGAAAAACATTGCCCTTCTTCTCTACATAATTTCTTAGTGTTATTTTACTAAGAAGTTCAGCATAAGTAGCTGGTCTACCAATTGTTCTATCCTCTAACTGCTTGATTAGTTTCTCTTCAGAGAATCTTGGAGGTGGTTGAGTTTGCTTCTTTTCCATTTTCACTGGTCTTGGACCAATCGTAATTAATTTATCACCCTTTGATAAATTTGGAATATCAATTTTACCCATATCAGTTACTCCAAGCATATCAAGAAAACCCTTTTCTTTAATAGCTTTCCCAGAGGTTTTTACAACAGCCTCTGAATCACCATCAACACAAGCAGTAACTCTTAATGTATTATATACAGCTGGAGCCATTTGACTAGCTAAAAACTGCCTCCATATAGCTTCATACACAAGTTTTTCATCAGGATCAATAATTGCATAGTTATCATATGGAAGTAATTCAATATCAGTAGGTCTGATACACTCATGAGCATCCTGAGACGAATCTTTGTTTTTATAAGTACGGACACTTACTGATAATGGATGGTTATTATTCTTAAGCCACTCTCTCGCTTCTGCTATAGCCTCATCACCGCTCCTAACAGAGTCAGTTCTGATATACGTACAATACCCATTTTCATACAATGACTGAGCTGCCTTCATGGTCCTATCAGCACTAATACCATGAACCCTAGACATCAACCTTTGCAAAGAAGCAGTGACTAATGGTGCTGAAGGGTTCTTTTGTTCTTCTGCCGCAGCAACATCAGTAACAATATAATTCTTGGCAGATAATTTTTTCTTCATATCCTTAGCTTCTTGTTCATCTGACAATTTGTAAGGATACTTAGTTATAAATCCAGTATTACCATCATTAGATAATGAAATCTGAATTGTCCAAAATGTTTCTGGAACAAATGCTTCAATTTCCCTTTCTCGATCAACTACCATTCTAGTTACTACCGACTGAACTCTGCCTGCTGATAATTTTGGACCCATAAAATTCATCAAGAATGGAGATGCTGTAAACCCCACAATTCTATCCAAAATTCTTCGAGCCTCTTGCGCATGAACAGTGTTCATATCAATATCGCCAGCATTTTTAATAGCCTTCAATAAGGCTGATTTTTTAATTTCGTGAAATGTAATCCTTTTTATTGGTTTATCAATTCCATCAAGTCTCTCGCTAATGTGCCAGGCAATTGCTTCTCCCTCCCTATCAGGGTCGGTAGCAAGAAGAATTTGATCACACTTCTTTGCTGCATCCAAAATTCCATCAAGTATATCAATCTTATCATCCATTAAGACATATCTTGGTTTAAAACTACTTTCAATATCAATGCCAAGACCCATATAACCACCTTTACCAAGATCAGCTATATGTCCTTTACTTGCTAATACAATATAATCTTTACCAAGATACCCCTGTATCTTATCAGCTTTCGCTGGAGATTCTACAACTATTAATGTTTTCATTACAAACCTTTAATGCGAGATTGTAAATCACAACGTAATACTTAAAAAATTACGGCGCAACCCCTGAAAATTAAAAATCAACCTTATACTTTTTATTAGATTTTCGGCATACAACATCAACCTTTTTTATTTTTTCAGCATAAGATGAATTATAAAACCATATTGTCCTACTACAATAACAACATGCCAAATCTATTTTCTCATAAGTCTTTTTGATATTACCCTCTAATTTTAAATTCTTATGAAGTCTTATATTAAAAGAAAAAGGTAAAGAAAAACTATAGTTATTCATATTAAAATCTAATCTAGGATCAATTATCTCTGATTGTTCAGGGTTAAATGAATCGTAATATTTAATTATCAAATCCTTCAATTGATTATAATCTTTGTCACAAAAACTCTCATAACTACTATAAATATCAGTAGGTCCTGTTTTACAATATTTGCATACAGTTCTTTTTGCAAATGAAGATGAGTACGGAATTATATTAATTTTCATTGCTCTTTAATACCAATTTTGATTTATCAACTATCTTTTTTCTAGCTCTATTTACATATACCATCCCTCCCATTTGATAATGAGGAGGAACTCTCAAATGAGTAACAATTACTTCCGATCCTAAAACAACATCTTTCATTTTTATCTTTGAGAACGAATACTCAACAACATTTGATAGCAAGGAATTTTTACTCTTTGCATCAATTATATTTAGTAACTTACCAATATAAAATGGCTTTACATAACTTGCTTTCCTGCCACCTATATAAAATTCTTGTGTATTATTTTTTACTTCACACTTCTCATTAACAAAGCCGTTAAATGTACTTATACCATCAAACAAACTTAGATTTTTATCCAACAATGAAGATACACGACAAACCTCTTTGCCTTTTTTATAACAGAAAGGCATTGATTCTTCTATAAGCCTAATATATTCTTGAAAGATCTTATTTTGAAATCCACCAGAACGACTATTATATAATAAATAATCAATCATATCTTCCGGATATAAATCCAAGATATTTAAAAACGCCTGATATGCTTGCAATTTATGTATCGCAGTAAAATCAGTACTATTATATGGTACAGAGTTTTTTAAACTATCTATTGTAGACTTAACAACAGATACCTTATCAATTAAATCTGATTTCTCTTCAAAAGCAGAATCGGCTGCAGGACTACCAGATATTGCCTTAATAACATCAAGATCAGAATATAATTTTTCAAGATTAGATTGAGAACTAGGGTGATTCATTTTCTTCAATGAATCCAAATCACCAGAAAAACAACAATCCAAATATGGGCAAATAATAACTTGACTAGTAATTATTGGCTGAGGTATAAATCTATTACAATCAGGGCATCTATACCCCCTTTTATTGTGCTTACTAAATACTTTGAAAAAATCAATCATTTTAGGATCAGTTGACTTCTTCAAAGAAGCAACACAATCATCACAGACTAATAAATTGCCTTTTACAGAAAGTAAATTTGTTCTTCCAACAAAAAGACACCCTGGACATAGATATTCTGCAACTTTTCTGTACTTAACTGTAGATTTATTTTTTGCATTTATGTTTGTTATATAGAAAAGATATGAATTAAGTCCATCCAAGGATGAATTATTATTCACAAAAGAAATGCACCCATTTTTAAGCTCTTCTTCAATTTCCTTAATAAAAGCCCCAACAGCCAATTCATCATGAATATCAAAATACTGTCTATGAATTGTATTTATACCTGAATAATATTCAGAAATAAAATCAGACACAAGAGCATCTATGTCTGAAATTGTAATGTAATCTATACTCATCAAACACCAAAATACCTAACTACCTCTTCTGCGGTAGTATAAGCCACTTGAAACCTGTCCATGAATCTAGAGTTATCCCTTAAAAGGGCATCCCCTTTTCCTAATAGATTTTCTGCACCAGATCTATCAAGAATTACTTTAGAATCTACAGCACTTGATACTTTACAAGCAATTCTTGCAGAAAAGTTTGCTTTAATAACACCATCAATAACACCTGCAGACGGTCTCTGTGTTGCCAAAATTATTGAAATTTTGGCAGCTCTACATTTCTGAGACAACTTGGTAAGCTTAGTGTAAAGAACTTTGCTATCATCTTGCATAATAAGATCAGCAAACTCATCCATAATCAACACGATATGTGGAAGATTATCAATACAAAAACCTTGTCGTAAATAAGTATACCTAGCCTCCATAATATCAACTAAACTATTTACCAATGTTACTGCATCAGCATACGTATAGCTAACTGCTACTCGATTTACAGTACAGTCATACTTAGAAAATTCCATATTTTTAGGATCAACTAACATAATAAAAGCATCAGTATAATTAAGGAGATTGGCGATAATATTATGCAATAATGAACTCTTACCAGAGCCTGTGGTACCTGATACAATCATGTGAGGATTTTTCGATAAATCCATCCAAACTCTCTCTCCAGAAGTTGATTGACCTAAAAGGCAAACCAATCCTCCATTTGGAACATTATCATTAGTGAAATAGTCAAACAAATTAAGAGTCTTATTTCTTGGAGAAGAAAATTCAACCCTTACAATTCCTTTATCATGTAAAATCTTAATAGTTGGAGAACCGCTCATTTTTAATGATAAAGCAATTTCATCTCCAAATTTCTGAATGTCACGAACTTTACCGCCAGGCAAAAGTTCTACATCATAGAACGAATAATTATCAGAGGCGCTATAATTAACGCACACTGCTTTAATCTTAAATGAATTGAGAATTTTGTTAAATATAGATACGTAATTCATAAATACACCACTACCACCAAATCCTGATATAAATATAATCATAATTTTTGGTGGCGCAAGGCGAGGAAATATTTTAAATTAACGAAGTTTTTGAGAAATTATTTTTTTAAGTTCTCCCGCTGTAGGATTAATTATTCCGACATCGTCTCCGATTTTAATATCATAATTTTTTACTGTACCAAATGGTAACTCAACAATTAAATCACTAAAACACCCGCCAATTGTTTGGGTAGAATATGGTTCTCCCTTACAGATTTCAATTACCTTACCTTTATTACAAAAAACAATATCAAGAGGGCTTGGCGTATTTTTCATCCAAAATCTATTTAAACTAGAATATGAATATATAAAAGACATAATTGGAGGTGGAAATGGTTCAAACATCAGTCCCTTAGCTTGCTCTTCGGAAGATATAGCAAAAAGAGTTGAAAATATATTATCACCTATAAAAATGAAGCCATTTTCCATAATCATCTCACAGACATAAGCCTTCTTACCATACGATCCATTTCCTTATTTCTAAGTTTTTTCTCTAAATCTTTATTGAACTTATCTGAGAATAATGATGTTGGTTTATTATATTTGGCATCTGGTCCAATAGGTGTAATTATATCTACAATCTCTCTGTACTTATCACCTATATCTTTCATTTTAGAAGCCAAATCCTTTGGATTTAAAGACTCCTCCAAACTATCCATCATACCATTCAACATATTCATCAATTCTTCAGCAGCTTTAGATGCTTCAATCTTTATTGCTGAATATTTGCCAGCAAATGGTAATTGTTGTCTTAATTTCCTAAGCCACCTTCTTATTTTCTTATCGGCAATAATCTGTAGATTTTCAGAAGCTGTAACATTCATATTAACAACATCTTCTAATGAAGAAATAGCCCTTCCGTGTTTTTCACTAAGAGTTGCCATTACTTGGTTATTTAATTCAATTATCTGTTTTGAAATAACAGGCTTTCCACTTTCTGTTTCATTAAAAGAATTAATTAATTTCATCATCTTTGGAACAACTAAATCTGGCAATTCATTAGCTATAGTACTGGAATTTCTATTCCAATCACTAATAATTCCCGTTGCAACAGATACTTCAGGTGACAATTCGTCTTTTTTACCATCCTTATCTGGTGATTTTTTATCTTCTTTATCGTCTTTCTTTTTATCCTCTTTTGTTTCCAAAAAGACTTCCATACTTCCTGATAATTGAAACAATTTATCTTCGATCTTTCTCATAACTTTCATAGCTTCTAATACACTATCATCCTTTGTAGAAAGGATCTCATATTGAAAATCAGAGCATAAATCATATAATTCTTTTGTTGTATCTAACAGTTCTAATCTTTTTCTTCTTTGTTCAGCTTCTGTAGAAGATCCAAACCAATGTCTTGGATCTCTTAACTTGGAAATAAACCTACTTATTCTTCCAGATCCTTGAGCTACTAATTCATAATTAACATCAGCTGTTAATGGTGATGGCATAGAAAGTTGCTTAGATAAATCTGGAGCTTCTACTACTTCTGGTTGCTTTATAGCAGGTTCAGTTGTCTCTGTTCTAGGCTTCATACCTCTACTTTTGGCATAATTCAGTTGATCGGATACAATAGCATTACCTTCAGTAGCGATATCACTGAATTCATTTATAAGATTTTCTATAATTGCAGATGGATTTTGAGGCAAAGGATCCGTAATCCTAGATTTCTCCATATTGAACTTAGAAGGCGAACCATTTATGAGTTTCTTAAGATTGATGACATTATCAACAAATCTCTTAACCTCTTTATTCCAGACCTTTTTTCTGTTCCTAAGAGCTTTTTGAATTGGATCTCTTACTTCTGCATTGCTTTCTAGTGCCGTAGTCATATATTAATAAGCAATTATTACTATCAATACATAAGACAAATCAAGCCCCAAAAATATGAGGCTTGATTTTAACTCCACAAAATTTAATATTAAACTATCTTATCAACTAAACCATATTTAACAGCTTGTGATGCTGTAAGAAACATATCTCTTGTACAATCTTCTTTAATATCCTTCAATGGCTTACCGGTATGACTAGCTAAAATCTTCATGATGTCATCATTGTGTGATTTAATGAAATTCATATAATTATATGAATTGACTTGATCTTGACCTGGGATATGAAAATATCCTTGCAATCCATGTATCATCATTCTAGAATTCTTAAATGCATACCTCATACCTTTGGTTCCAGCTGCTAATATAACAGCTCCAGCAGAATAAGCTTTACCAATGCAAACAGTTTTTATAGGTGAATGCATCATTTGCATTACATCATATATTTGAATTAAACCATCGGCATCTCCACCATTACAGTGGATATATATGCTAATTGGATCTGAAACAGGAGCACTATCATAGTATAATAATAGTGCTGTCATATCAGCAGCTAACTCTTTTGTTATATTCTCCTTAAGAAATATTACTCTATCTTTTGATAACCAGATATATGAGCTTTCATATTTAGATGTTCTAGGTGGTAACCCATTATTACAAAGTTCTTTATTGTTTTTTGTTGTTGATAACGCCATCAATTAACCCATATTTCATAGCTTGAGTAGCAGTTAGATAAACTTTTCTATCTAAATCAGCCATAACCTGTTTAACAGGCTTTTTGGTACTTTTAGAAAGAGCAGTCATCATCTGTTTGTTATTTTCAGCGACTTGTTTTTGCAAAATTCCAGCATCAGTAACATCAGAATAAGAAATCATATTATTTGTAAGCTGTCCAACACAAATTACAGAATGCTTTGTTGCAAACCTTAACCCCGGAGTTCCAGCAGCCAATATAACTGCAGACTCATTCATTGCTGCGCCAATGCACACAGTTTCAACGGGGGCAGAAATAATTCTCATAACATCATATATAGCCAATACATCTCTTATGTTACCTCCATCTGAATTAATAAATATAGTAATCTTAGCATCTTTATCCTCACCATCTCTTAGTAATAAAGTTGCGCAAACATCTGCCGATATTTTATCATCTATTTCACCACAAATGAATAGAATTCTATCATTTGATAGTTTTTGAAAAATATCAATAGCAACTTCACCTTGCTCTGTAACTTCTGTAACTATAGTGTTCAATATCCTTCTCTCTTTCTTTGTTTATCAAGTGCTTCTCTATCTTCAGCACAATCAACACAGATTGAAACATATGGATTGAACATCAGTCTTTTTTCAAGGATAAAATCTCCACAATCCTCACACAACCCATATACTTTGTTATCAAGTCTAGAAAGTGCATTATCAATCATAATAAGCTTCATATTATCTCTATAACATAATTGGTTCTGCATCTCCTTTAATTGATTACCCTGAATCTCATCAAATTCGTCTCCGTCAGTATCCACCGATGAATCCTGACTAACCGCTCTTGATAATAATTCACTCTTTTCTTTAAGAAGCAAATGCTTCATCTTCTCCAAAAAATCTAAACTATACATTACTTAAACCTCAAGCAAGAAATTGGCACAACAATTGTACCCGATGGTGGTGAAATTTTTTTATCATCAACTCTATTCATAAAAATCAAAAATGCGTGATTTTCAGGTTCTTTCAAAAGAAAAGCATTTACATTCCAACCTTCATATTCGGCTCGCTTAGTTTCATTAGCAAATTTAAGAGTTCTAGTGTTTTCCAAAACATTGGTCTTCTTCTTATAAAAAGGACCCATAACTTCTTCCGCATCAAAACCATACTTCTCAGTAAAAACATTTGAGGCTTCTGATTGCTCAGAAGCCTTTATTATCTCACTACAAAGCTTTAAATCCTTACTAATACCGCAACAAACAAAATATGTAGACCGGGCACCTCTTTTTCTCATCTTAATCACCCCCGAAAGTTACGTCAAGGTCAAGATTGTCACACAATTTTTTTCTCAATTTAGGCGACAAAATAAATCTGAAAATTTTGTTTCCCTCAGAATACATAACCTTCTGATGTCTAACATCATGATATTTCCTAGGATTCATATTCTTCAACTTTAAAACTCCAAAATTTACAATTTTTAGTTCGCCTTTTACCAAAAGTTCTTTTATTATTTCTTCAAACAAAATACATATAACACTAAAAACATGTGCATGATTGATTGAATATTCAATTTTCTTGTTGACATACTGCCATAACTTCTTTTTTGTAATACTTTCATTCATTAGAATTAGCCACGAAAATTAGAAAATCCACAAAGTTTTCGCCTTTATAAAATCTTCCCGCATCATTAATAAGAACCTTATGCTTACACAAATCTTTTAAACAATAAATCCAATCAAATTTATCTGAATTATCACTCGCTGTAATATACTTAATTGGATCATCAATAAAATCAATTCCATTGTCATTCATAATCTTACTAATTTTCTCACATAAAATTCTTCCCCTATTAATATCCTTAATATCAAATAATGAAAGTATTCTTTCATCCTTACTATTATTATCGTTATTCTCTAATGACAAAACTATGGATGATAATTTAGATCTAGTTATCTTTAACTTTTCAGCTTCAATTATCTTTTGATCTAACTTACTGATCTTATCCTTTGTATAAGATATAATATCTTTCATCGATATACAACCATTATTGATACCATCAGATATCACATTGCTCATTAACTCAGGATCAACTTTCACTCCCCTCATTATCTTCCTCATAAATACTGTGGTGGAATTTAATAAAAGAATTTATTAATTTTTTCTCTTCCTTGTAATCTTTTATTTTGTTCCATGTTAACCCAATCTCTCTCATTTGTTCCATTCCGGCTAAAAATGTTGCTTGTAAAAATGTATTACATGGTAACCATGAATTTCCATCAAGAGTACAAGCTAGCATAGCTTCACTATCATACTCTTCTGAATTAAAAAGATATGAACAATAAATTGGAGAGTCTTTTAATTTAACCAAAAGACTATGTTCATCTTCATAAGAATTAACCATAATAATAAGTTCTTCATCTCCAGAAGATACTTTACATCCCCATAAATTGTCTTCAAGCAAGAATTTTGTTGATAAAATAGAAGCACTATTATTAACATCTATAAATTCTGATGGAATTATCAATAGATTAGAATAGACATGCCTTAAAATAGTTTCTAAAAGATGTTGATTCATTTTTTAGCTCCAGGAACTAAATTACCCAATACAGTACGTAAATCAGGAATTGAGAAATCTAACTTTGGAAGTTTATCAAATTCTTGTTCAATAAATGATTCAAAATCAAAAATATCTCCACTCTCACGTCTCTTTGCTAGTTCTTCCATACAAGCTACAGCAATCTTATCATTAATTCCAAGATACCTATCGCAAACAACCATACTACAAAGTTTTTTGGAAGAATAAGTTGGAACCTTATCAATTATTTCTTCAGCCTCAAATAGACTCTCTGTTAATTCATTCATTTTTTCCTCAATTTTGGTGGTGTCGTAAGCTTAACTTTCATCGATGGTACTATACGTCCTTTTCGGAAGCGTTGAAAGAAAAATAATTTTGTGTCGAAAAATAAACCATTAAAATTCAAAACATTTCCTAGCACAAGCAAATCTCTAAAACTCTGAAATACAGCTCTAACAATAATGCTTATCTCTGTCTTAGATATAAGTGGATACTTATTATGTATTCTATTAATCATTGCTTCATTGTATCTAAGATTAATTGGTAGCTCTTTATTAAGAAGATCAACCATATCTTGATGAGATCTTCCATTAAAGGAGAAAGGTCTTACTATTTTTTGCTTTTTCATGGATCACCCTATCTCTCTATATAACTACCTCCCCCTATTAAATCCCCATTCGTTTGTCGAGAAAAACCTCAATATTTCAAACAATAAAAAGGTGATATATTTTTTGGTATGGGTCACGTAACAATTTCAAACATAAAGGGAAATGCTTTAATTATAGGGGCAGCCTATGACAAAATTGATAAACTTAACGAAATTATCAATAAAGAAGACCATGAATACACAATAATCAATGGAAATGTCCTTTATCCTTTAGCTAATATTTTGTCAATGAAGAAAAGAATTGAGGACATTAATAAGATTACTTCTTCTAGAGTAATTTATGTTTCTGGAAGAAGAGATTTTGAGGCTATTAAATCTTTGAATGACGAAAATATTTCAAAATGGGTACTATCACATCCTAATATCGTATTTTTACGATTTAAAAATGGTTCAAAGATAATTGTAATGGATGGAGGTGTTACTCCAGAAATGAATACAAAAGATATACAAAATAGCCTTGAAATTAGTTTTGTATCAAAAATTGATAGTATTCCTTGGCATAGATACTATAATGGAAGGTTTGGATATATCATATCAAACAGACCAGAATCAAATAATATAAAATGTTATGGTTATTCTGCACATATAGGTACAGAATATGAAAATAATAAAATTTTCACTGTCGAAGTAAATAAGTTTGGAATAAAAAAATCTACAACTTATGAATGGTAATAAAACGATATTTTATGTGTCTTTCGCGGTAGCAGCCGATTCAAAATATAAAAATGTCATCTGCTGTCTAGGCTTCCTGCTACCAAGCATCGTTTGAGTACAATTTAAAACAACGGCAGGTTTAGTTAAACTTGTATATTCACATCAGGTTAAGAGGTAATTGAGGTAACAATGACAACAGACAGAGAAATTCTTAAAAGGCTTTTTAAGATTGCAAAAAATCAACAAAAGATTTTAAATAAATTGGCTGCATATCCAGCACTTGAACAGTATATTAAAACTACTACATACGCATGGTTAGCCAATGTAATTGGACAAAGTGAGCTTCGTAATGTCCAACAATCAACAAAATTTTTAAGTGTAGAAGTTACTCAAGACCCAGTTTCAGGAAAAATGGATGCATTAATAACATTTACTCCAGAAAATTGGGATGAGTATGATATACAAAATCTTCAAAGGTTAGTCGAAGATAGAAAATTTACAAATAGATTTAGTGGATCCGAAGCATCAAGTTATGAAAATTATTTATACGAAATGCTAGGAAAACAAAAGGGAATTTCTCCACAAAATATTAGAATAAGACCATTTGTAGTTGTTCCAGCCGTTCAAACAAATTATAAGCCAAATCAACAACAAGAAGGACAACAACCTAAATCACCTTCTGGCGAAGGTATGTATGATAAACAAGATCCTACAAATTTAGAAAAAATAAAAATGAGACCAGAAACAAGAGGTGACATATCTGGTCAACATACATATAAAGATAAGCTATAAATTAATATTTATCTGAATACAAATCTATATTATGATGCATTAATGCAATTTGCAATGCTTCATAAACATTAATGTTGTCTTTCAAAGATAAAGCAGTTAGTGAAAACAAAATCTCGCCCAAAAGGCGAGATTTTGCTTTTTCTTTATCTTCAATAGAAGAGCTTATTTGTTTATTGACTGCATCATAAAGACCTAATTTCATTGTAATTTCTTTAACTATTGATTCGGCATCATCATCTATAGATGATTCTTTATGATATTCTTCACATTTTTCCCAAAGCTCTTCGTAGTGCATATTAATCAATCCTCATCTTTTTTATCCATCATAGCAATTTGTAATTGCTCATCTCCTTGATCGGCTGTAAAAATTAAGAATACAACACCTTTTGAACAATCAATTAATGCTGGGCACTTTAATTTGCCAACATAAAAAACCTGTCCATCAACATCCTTACGAGCCTTCAAATCAATTGTTAAATTCTTATTAGACATACTTTCAAATCTCCAATTCAAATGTTTTTTACATATTGTTTCATACAACTTACTAAAGCTTCTTTAGAAGGGGTCAGTTCAATCCCAACACTTTTTGCTTTAGTAGTATCTAAAATGCAATTAGATCTAATTGCTTTTGTTAAATTATTAAGTTCTGATTCTGATATTATTTCATAAACATGGTCAGGGAAATAATTTCTATATTCTTCCATAACATCAACAGCGGTGAGTGGCTCGGGATTTACAATGTGATAAATTCCTGACAGATTATCTGAAATTACTTTATCAACTGCTGGTACGAAGTCATCTAAGAAGGTCACCGAATTTGGCATATCAATTATGTGAGAATAATTTCTGATCTTATTGATGAAATTTCTTGGACTATTCTTTGTAGAAATTGGCATCCTAATTCTCAATACAGAAACATTAGACATATCTCCAATAGCCATATCACAAGCATATTTTGTTTTAGAATAAAAAGATAATGGATTTGTTGCATCACTTTCTTTCCACCCTAAATGGTCATTTTTATAACCAAAGAAAATGCACCCTGATCCTATATGAATTAATCTGATTGACTTTTTTTCACAAACAGCAGCTAATATAATTGGTAATGCAGTATTTATCTCAACAGTTTCACTTTTATTTGATTCACACCAATCTATATTTGGTCTGCCTGTTTTACCAATACAATTTACTAAAACATCAGGTTTGTATGTATCCAAAATGGATTCAATACTATCTTCGCTCAAAGCAACCTTATCCCTTATAATAGGATAAGGTAAATGTGCACTTACAAAACCACCACCAAGAGTAAAAATATTCATATCACTAAGCCTTTGCTATAAAAGAAATTATTCAGGAAATTAATAGATTTGTGGGTACCAGCGTCACTCCACATTCCATCTACATGAGTGAAATCAAGATCATTATAATGTGCATACATACGAATTATATCTGTAATCTCATACTCTCCTCTGGCACTAGGTGTAATATTTTTGAAATATTCAAAAAACTTCTGATCAAATTGATAACACCCTGTGATCGCATAGTGCTCTAGATTTGGTTGTAATTCTTTAGGTTTTTCCACTATTGATTTCAAACCAAAATCACCATCAAAAGTAGCTACCCCAAATCTATGTAATTCAGGGTGTTTATGCAAAACTATTTGAGATGATTTATTTGAATCTACAAAGTTCACAGATTTCTCATAAATATTATCACCAAGTATGACCACAAATTTTTCATCATTAATGAAATTTTTGCAAACATTAATTGCTTGTGCAATTCCTGATGGTTTGTTTTGGTATACATAATTTGCTGACATGCCAAAATCAGAACCATCTTTTATATAAGATACAATTTGATTAAAATGAGGTCCACCAAGAACTACTGTTAAATTCTTAACACCAATATCAGATAGTGTTTTAATTGGATAATCTACCACAAATTTATCAAATACAGGAACAAGGTGCTTATTCACAAGAGAAGTAAACGGCGCCAGCCTAGTACCAAGACCACCAGTTAATATGATTCCACTTTCAATTTTCATATAACAATATATAACATTTCAGTTATAAATCCAAATCTTCAATATTAATTCCATATTTTTCCAATAGAGACACATCAAGTGTCCATTGTTTTTTACTTCTCTCAGAGAATTCAAAAAATGAGTCTTGTATATGTTTTTCAATAGCAGTTTTTGTTATTCCGTTTATCTTCATTAAGTGTTTTATAACAAAATCTCTTCTTCCCAAAATCTCTGCCAATCCAAAATGTTTAGAAGAATGACAATCAGGGCACAAAGCAATTAATCCTGTTAATTTTTGTACCATAGAATTATCGTCATAACTCCATATTTCATGACACTCAACGGGGTGTTTTTTACCTTTTCCACCACAAATTTCACAAACATTATTTGCTTCAGTTGCCACAATTTTCCTTAATGCATCCCATTGTTTTTTACTAACTATGGAACGAACATTACTGTACCAGCATGTTTTTGGAATTAATTCTATGGATAATTTTAAGCTTTTCATTGGAGCTCCAGGTGGGATTCGCACCACACATCCTCCGCCGATTAAGACGACGCTCATTCCTCGACTACTAACCGCATATATGATAATTAAGGGATCCCCATATACCGTCCTCGCCCTCATTGAGCTACTGGAGCTTAATTTAATTCAGATTTATCAACTTGATCTTGACTTGCCTCAAGTTCTTCTTCAAAATCCTTCTTTTGTTTTTCGTAAACTTTTTCAAACCAACCAAGTTGTTCATCAATGGCTTTCATCATTTTCCCTCTTTTTACGGGATCCATATTATCAAGCATTCCAGCCATATCATTAACCATTTTTTGAGCTTTAGTTCTAAATTCTGCCACATCATTTGATGCCAAACCCATCATATTAACTGACATAGCCATAAGAATTTGAGCCATTCTAGCTACATTTTCTCTTGTATACATTACACCATTATCATACAGTACCTCAAGAATTTTCTCATATACTTGCTGCATAATAATTGCATCTTGTTCTATTTGCTTCATATTAAACTCCTACAAGAAACATATAACATGATTGTTATTTTTCCCTATCGGAAATGGCTTTTTTATTGCGAATTTCTTTTTGTTCCTTATTGAGAAGTCTCCATTCTATAGCAGAAAAAATAGCTTTAACCATACTCACTTTTGTACAATTAACACCTTTAGGATCAAACTTTCCTATATTTTTTCTGCCCAATAAATTGCAAATTGGGCAACTAATATGAGTACTTCCACTTCTAGGCAAATCTAAATTCCTCCTAGTAAAATAAATGAAATTCTTATATAAGCTTCCATTTGGAATATAATTACTTATGAATGTGAGATACGAAACACAACATAGTGGATATCCAGAATATAGTCCTGCTTTAAATTCTGTAATTTCTCTATCATAATTTTCTTTAATAAACAGACTAATAATTTCAGATAGTTTCAATTTACTTCCACATTTAAATGATTTGAATATAAAATGAGGAAAAGAAGTATAAACTACAGACTGTCCACTAACAAGTATCTCAACATCACAATTTCTACATTCACAAATGAGAAATACTTTATCATTTTGTGCAGAAATCTCATTTCTCACATAAAGATCATGATTATCATAATTATTTTTCATTTACATCAGCTATATAAAGCATCTCCTCTGGGACTTTTTCACATGGAACATATGTTAAACTATAAGGAATTACTTTAACAAAACAACAATTTGTTCTTGTATCTTTAAAATATCTCATATCTTTAGTCCACACATTTACATCTTTTTGTTCGAGTTGCTCTCTGGAACATGATAGCAATAATAAAAATAATACAATACAATATTTAATTTTTTCATCTTAAACTCCTGGCTCGCCCTGCAGGAATCGAACCCGCTTCTGCATTTTTAGAGAATGCGGCACAACCATTATACCAAGGGCGAATGACTCCTTATATAAGGAGCGTTTACTTTACCTTAAAGCTAATTTCAAACAACTACAAAGTTTTCTTGATTTAATACCAGGTTCCAACACTATTGCCGTTATCTGGTTATCTAAATCAGGTTCTCTAAAAATAGAAAACTTAATGTCTTTAATAATTGCTTTTTCCATTAACTTGATTATTTCCTCTTCATCTGAAACAGATAACAATCCAATATAATTAGAATTATTAAACCAATTCCGATCTATATCAAAATTTTCATGTGAAAACTGTCTCATAGCGTGTATTGATTGGACTGCTTGTTGACCAGGTTTTAAGTCATTTCGTGTTATAATATAAAGCTTATCACCTTCTTTAATCTACGACATTTTAATTTCACTTTCCTTCAAGCCAATTCTTTACTGCATCAATAGAATAAATCTCGTAATTTAAAAGATACTTGTTAGTGTGCATTGAAACAATCTCGTGGATCAATTTTGGATTAGGTTTATTATCATCCCTACACTTCTTCTCTACAAGAGAATAAGGAACATGACGCAAGAATGCATATGCAAGCAAATGATGTCTAGATCTTTTACCAATAAATCTGCGACTATCTGCAAGCCCATTTTTTCCTATATCACTTTTACAAAAATGAAGCTTAGAACGAACCATCTTAGATTCGTCCGCTAATCCTTTAATACTACCAATCAAGCAGTGCCTAAAATCGACACC